GACCACGTTCAATGTTTCTTTCTTTTGATACTTCGTCTGCTGTATTGACCATGACCATGGATGTTTCATAGCCTAACTTCTCAAGCATCTCTTTGATCTTGGCATACTTTTCTGGATCATCACCAGTACCATTGATGATCAATCCATTACGACCATGAAGTGCTAAACGTTGACGCAATTCTGTAACGTTCTTTGCTCTTTTACGAACAGCATTACGTTGTGATTCTTCATTCTCTGGCATCTTCTTATCAAGGTTTTCTTTGTCCATCAGATACTCAAGTGCTTTATCAGAATTGATTTCTGTTAGACCATGACCATCTAGTGTCTTGCTTAACACATAGTCTTTGCCTGAACCAGGACCACCACCTAGAAATACTGCTTTGAAAATACCTTTGTCGTGTACACCCTCACGAATGATTTCTTCGTGAAGTCTCATACCTTTACGTACATCATTGAACATTTGCTTGACATGAGCATGAGACATTGATGATGGTGCGCCTTTCTTGAATGAATCAAGATCGCCACTCTTTGCGTGTTCACGCATTTTAGAAGCAGAAATGCCAGTTACACCTTCAGCATCAGGATCACGTTCACCTGCTGAGTGTACTTTGATTTCTTTGAAGTTGAAACGGGCACCTTCATGTGTGCCATTGTACTTGTGTAGCAGTCTGTGATATTCTTCTGTGCGGTCAGAACCACCAACCATGTGAAGATGTGTTACACCCTTCTTGTGTAATGCTTCGGCATGGTCAAAGAATGTTGGTTTTTCTTTAGATGCTGCTGTGAAATTCGTGCCAGAAAATGCTCTCTTGGCATGTTTGACTTTTTGATCTGCTGTAAGGGGATTCTTCTTGGCGTCCTGTGAATGTGACAGAACGATATGATGTGAGCCGCCAACTTTATCGGCGATCTCTTTGACTTTATTGACTAGTTTTTCGTGACCGTTTGTAATCGGATTCATGCGACCAAATGCTAGGACGGCATGTTTCTCTTTCTGTTCACGTAGAAAATCTCTAAATTTCATAATCCCTCTACCTCTGCGGCAGTTGTTTCTGTTATTTAGTATTTAGTAAACTTCTAGCGTGTTTGTGGTGGCCACGGTCCCTTGACAATGAATTTGATCCAATTCAACTAGAATTTCTTTGTTTAGCACAAGAAAGTGAGCATGTTCCGTGTCAATTCTAGTCTGATTTGTTACCGTAATGATTTGTCGTAAAGATTCTAGATAATTGTCTATCAAAGACGGACAGAAAGAATACATTCTGGTAATAAGAAGATTTGTTGCAAACTCCTTACGACTGTCGGTTAACCATGTTGGTATTCTTTTCTTGAACACATATTTACCAAAGTGATCATGTTCGTGAATATCAAAAGAATTCAACAAATCTGTTCTACCTGACAATTTAAAGACTCTATTTACAGACAACATAATCTTGGCCAGATGTGGTTCTTGTTTTAGAAGCAGAAGAGTTTTCATCAATAAAGTGCTTTCAGCCTCACTTTTGCGATGATTAACTGCAAATGTACTAATCATTTCATCACTGGAAAAGTCGGCTACAAAATCAACACAGTCTGAAATGATTTTGATTTTTTCTTCTTCAACTTTGTGTGGTGAACCATCAACGAATAAAACAATAGCGTCAGGTACTTTTTCTCTTAATAATTGTAATCCGTCTATAGTTTGTTCTAATCGTTCTTCACGTTTAATTTCACCCATGTCTGTGTTGAGTGCTGAAGTTACAATAAAAAGTTTGCGATCAGGTATCAGTGCCATTCAAACTCCGAAAATAATTTAATTGTTTTGTATGTTGCTTTAGAATTCAATACATGAACTATTGTGTTAGTAATTTCCTTTGTATCTAACATTTTATCTTTAGAAGTATGTTTATCTTGCATTGGTGTTTTGATACCACCAGGATGAATACTTGTCACACGAATCTCATTCATTTGTGTATGCAGTTCAGAGCCCAACGCACCAGCAAATGCAGTAATAGCATGTTTAGATGCCGAGTAAACTGCTTCCCATTCCATCTCTTTAAGACCTGCTACAGAGTTAATGAAGATAATATTACTACCTTTGTTCATTAACTTGAGTGCTTGCAGTGTCACATACATTGTGCCTTTAACGTTCAAATCAATAATTTGATCTATCTTTTCAACTGTAAAATAACTTTTGAAACGCCCCCACTCATATATACCCGCATTGTTTACAAGCACATCAATGTATGTGCCAATTCTTTCAAATGCGGCTTTAACTTGATCTGACTTTGAGATATCACATTCTATCCACTGAAATGTATCCGGTGCAGAAAATAGTTTTACTGGTGGTTTTGTGCGTGAAAGACCATACACGAAATAACCTTCATCAATCAGCCTATCTGCAATATCATGGCCAAGGCCATAACTACATCCTGTAACCACGGCAACTTTACGCATCACATCTCCTCAAAAACATCAATCGCAAGTTTCATTTCATCTTCAGTAACATCATTCACAATCTTATAGTTACCAATTGCAATAGGCAGTGGTGCATATTGATTGCCGTTACGGTGTTTAGTTGCATCACGTAGACTCTCCAACAAATACTTCATATTGGTAAAGTCTTTATGAAATGTTTTCAGTTTCAATCTTTTTGCAACACCAAAGATTCGTTTCAATTGAACTGTGTCAATGTAGCCACGAATGAATGAGATACACGAACTATACAAACAATCTAATGCTACTGCTTCACCATGCAACAACTCTGGTATATTAGACATCTCAATTACAGGACTGAATGTGTGACCAAAATCTACGCAACGGTCTAATCGTTTTTCCCATAGATTCGGTCCAAGTTCTGCAATCATGTCTGTGATAGCAAGATTGATTACACGAACTGGCACCGCACCATATTGAAACTTTTCATCAATCAGTATCTCTGCATTCTCTTCTAGCAGATGAAAAAGTTCTGGTGATTTGATAACTGCAAGTTTGAATATTTCTGCAATGCCATTTACAATCTCACGTTCACTTTGCGTCTTGATAAACTTTTTATCAATGTATGTTGCAAGTGGTGGATAGTACGCACCGATACGATTGCGTCTGCCTAGATGATTGACTCCAACTTTAGAGCCTACAGAAGCGTCAACGATGGCAAGAAGTGTTGTGGGAATTTTAACGTAGGGAATTCCACGACGGTATATGCTACAAGCAAAGCCAACAATGTCCAGCAGAACACCTCCGCCAATTGCGATAATAGGTTCACGGCGTAACACTCCATATTGTTCAAAAAAGTCCAAAATACGATCAACATTTTTCCAATTCTTATTTTCTTCTTTGCAGTCTACGCAAAGTATTTTACAACTCAACTTGACTGCACCAAAATATGCTGCGATACTATCTTTGTATAAATCATGTACTTCAGAATCAATCACGATAATTCTACGCTCACTATTCGTGATGTTTACAATATCTTGATTGCTTGGGCTAAAGATGTCAGCAGAGTATGTAAGTTTGAATTCTACTGGTAGTTCTGTTTTAACTGACCAAGTTCGTTTGAACTTGTCATAATCCATCATAAAGTCTAAACTCATTTCATCGCCTTACTAAACAATTTACATGCATGAACATAAAAATACTTGGCTTTGTTGATATCACCCGCAATCAACTTAAATGGTAGCATACGAATGAACTGTGATGCTTCTAGTATATCTATGAGTTTCATTTTATCTTCTGGCAACTCAGAGATAAAGTGTTTGTTGAACGTGTCAAAGTGTTCTGTGCCGCCATGAGGATTGAACAGATCAATTCCTATAACACGAACATCACGGTCGTTGATGAAACCATAGTGACTACGTGAACACTGAAGCACTTGTGCATAATCAAGATACTTGGTGTTCCACATACTTTCATCATATGTATCAATAAAAACTACACGATCTTCTTCAAATGAATACATGATGTTTTCAAGTGTGGGATTACCATGAATATTACACTCATCATCGTTTTCCAATTCTGCAAAGTATTCTTGCAAAACTTGAAGATAACCACCAATACCTACAATAAGGTCTCCGTTGAAACCATATGTGCCACGATAAAAGAAGTCTTTGAATGATGGCAGACTTATTGCATCAGCAATCTTCTGATCAATCTCTTCATCAAAATAAAGTCTTGGCGCACCAGGAATAGGTTCTTTTTTAATTGAATGAAGAGTATTCAAACCTTTCCAAACCGCTTGGCTCATTCTGAAGATTTGATCTTCACTCAATATGTCTTTGCTGAGAATGCTTTTGATGTCACGAAAACCTTCAAGGTATTCTAAATCAAACCATGCAGTTGTTTTGTTTGAATCTACATTCACAACTTTAGGAAACAAGCCAGGATATAGTGTATTGTATTCTTGTAATTTCTTTAACTGAGAATACCAACGCATAAAACCATATTCACGATTTTCTATGCGTGAAATTTCTTTACGAACGATCTTCTCATCTGGTAGCCAGTAAGTTCTACTGAGTGAGCCACCTTTCAATGATATAGTTTTCATTTTGCACCTAATGTTTGCCTTGCTATCTCAATTCCGTATTCTTGAGGACTGCCTAAAACAATCGTTTCTTGGTTACTACCAAGAGGATTCATGAATACTTGTTTATTAGATTGTATCATACTTTGTATCACATCTGCAATATATAATTCACCATCTTTTTCGGCTAACTTGTTATAATATTCTAGATAAAGATGACCCGTCAGGAAACCATAGAAGCCTGATGATGCATACGGTGAGATTTGTTTCTTTTCTACAATTTCAATTACCGTATTTTCAAATGCACGAACATAAGAATACTTTGGTGAGTTGCCCACAAAAACATCAATATATGCATCATGCTTTGCGGTTAAGTCATCAGCAATAAAATCTATACGACGACCTTTAATAATTGTATCTGCATTGTGTACGAACGTTGGTAAATATTTGTTGTTCAGTTGTTCAATACCAATTGCTGCTGTGTGTGCTTGGCCTTTTGTGTCACCAATGTATAGAATATTGCTTTCATTCCAACCAAGTGGTTTGATTGCTTCAACAAGTTGATCTTTGAAATAAATGTCTCTTTTATTGGCCACAAGAATCAGTTGTGTAACCCAACCAAGATTCTTCAAAATATCATATATGATTGTCTTGTCATTCCAAGGCAAAAGATATTTTGGTATGTCAAAGCCAACATCATGAAAACGGGTGTTATATCCCGCCATACAGATTATGAGATTCATTTCAACCATTCTTCCATATCATTTCGTAACAGTGAATGCCATGTGCCATTATACTCACCAGGTGAGAATGGATGATTGACATCACAGTATACTAGATTTTCACCAACAAGACCGTATCGTTTCCAGTTGGCACTCATAAAGTCTTCCATCATGAACTGCACACCATTATTGTAGAATTCATCATAGTGTTGATATGCATATGAATACTTGTCCATGTTTTCTGAGGATGAAAACGCAAACTGATCATTACCAAAATCACGATTAGGTGACATACGACAGTTTGGAATGTATAGTTTGTTCGGATTCAATGTGTCAAAAGGAATACGAGCATTAATTGCAAAATCAAACCGTGAACGAACAACCCAATCAAACTTCATGTTGTGATATTCTTCATACTCACGCTTTGTACGCATACATTCGTAAATTGCAAACATCTGCGCCCATGTTGACATGCGACCATCTTTAACTTTCCAGTTTGGTGATGGTGGCGGTGTGTTTGTGTATTTTGATAAATCAATTGTGGGATTTGGTGATGTGATGAAACTATGTGCATTATATTTCTCTGAAATATTTTGCATTTCTTCTGCTGGCATTTCCCACGAATGCAGAAACACAGTTACATCGTTGTTTTTGATAATGTTTAGATTGTGATACTCAAAGCCTTTTTCCCACATTCTTGGTTGGCCAGAGATACAGAGTGCTATCTTCATAGGTCACGCCCCACATTTGCTTTGTTGTCTGTAATGCCGAATGTCTTCAGTTGTTCTTTTTCCATCACGACCATGCTGTTATAGAATGATACAGAATAAAGATTGTTATACACCGCAAGTGCTTCATCAGAAATTGGTGAGCCTTGAAAGTGTTGTTGATTCACAATATCTGTCACACGCTTACAGTGTTCAGTAAATGTGCCAGCACCACGGAATACACCACCCCATGGCTGTGGCCAATAACTTGTGTGAGTGTCTTCACAAATATAAACACCACCCTCTTTGATGTGTGTAAATACACTGTTCAATGTAGTGATTTGATGATTCATTACATGAGAGCCGTCATCAATCACAATATCAAAATTGTTTTGTGTTTTCAAGAATTCTGACCAGAAGGCAGCGTCACCTTGGTCACCCATCACAACTTTAACATCACCGTTGTATTCATATTTCAAACACTCTTCATTGATATCAACTGCCACAACTGAAGTATCAGGACCAAAATACTTTAGCCACATTTCAATTGAACCACCACCAAGCACACCGATTTCTAAGATGCGTGGTGCTTTACCTACAAACTTCTTTAGGTGTCTTTCATAAACATCAAAGTAACCTGACCATTTTGTAGATGGCTTTTCTAAGTCCCAAAATAATTCTTTAATTCTATTTGTCGTCATATTTTGCCTCAATCACTTTCTTCCATTCTGGCACACGATCATACTGATGTACAATAGTATACTCTATTCCTGTTGAAGTTACAACCTTGTCACCTTCTAATTTCGGTGATGGTTCTAAAAGATGTGGTCTGAATTGATCAATCTTACTTGGATCGGCAGTTGTGCCAAGTTGACATGCCCAACCATATTCTGACTGAGTGTACATTGACGAATCAATATATGGGTGTCTTGAAATCATTACATTGAATACTGCTTGATCAACGATTGGTATTGGTCTGTTGATGCAGTTTAGAAACAACTGCAAAGTCAAATCCCTCATTGCATAACCACGACCAGCAAGAACACCGACATTAAAGATCGTGTTGTTCTTAAAATCTTCGTAGATGCCTTGACCATAACACTGTGTTAGATTCTCACGACCCCATGGCTCATCTTTATATTTCATGCTTTCGGAAGAAAATACCAAATCTTCTTGTTTGGATAGATTTTCTTCTAACCATGTAACAGGGTTCTTTTGAAAGATAACATCTCGTACATCTGTGGTAATTACATAACGATAGTCATTATCTTTGAGCAGTTTGTAAATGTGAATGAAACGCTCAACATGCACCATCAGTTGAGACTGATAAGTTAGATTGCCGTCTTTGTCTTGATTGAACGCTATGATTGAGAAGCCTGCGTCAGTTACCTTCTGTGCAGTTTCTTTATCGCAGTTCATGAGAATCAGAACTTTATCACCCTCAAAGCCTGATTCATTGATGGAATTAATCCAATATTTTAATTTTGCCCAGTCATAATTTGTTGAGCATCCCACGATCACATCTTTCATAATATCTCCAGTGATTTATTTTATGTCAGTTTCTTTCCAACTTCCTGTAAACTTTTTATATTGTTGTGTGCTTTGACCAGGAGTGTCATCAAGATATTTAGCAGTGAGTTCAGGTCTTCCCCACTCACCTCCGCCGGCCTTAGATACAAACTCTTGTCTGCTGTCTTTGTTTGCCTTTAAATAATCTTTGAATGTTTTCATATCGTGAATGAAGAACCGCAACCACACGTTGCAGTTACGTTTGGATTTTTGATTGTAAATGAAGCACCCATCATATCTTCTTTATAATCAATCACCGCTTCATTCATGTATTGCATACTCATACTATCTATAACAACTCCAATACCATCTCTTTCAAATGTAAAGTCATCATCTGCTGCCGGCAATTCTTCTATTGAGAAGCCATATTGGAAACCAGAACAACCACCACCCTGAACGAACACACGTAGTTTGAGTGAAGGGTCTTCTTCAGCAATGATAGATTTAATTTTCTTTACAGCAGTGTCAGATATTGTAACCATTATCCCCTCGTCAATTGCAATACTTTTTGCATTTGTTTCTCAATAATTGGACCACGATTTGGCCAATGAATGTATGGTTGACTTGCTGTCTTGTACAGATTTGTCAGAAATGGCATAATGATCTTTTCTACTTGCTGAAGTCTTGCTTTATACTCTTCAACAGTTTCATCTTTCTCCGCAATGACTGCTTGATATTCAACTTCATCAACTGTGCTGAAACCAAAATCATCATCACCATACTCTGCTAAAATTTTATTGATGTCGTAACTCATTTGTCCCATGCCTTCTGTGCGTTAAAGTTTTGTCTGCTGAACTCAAGTCTATCTACCAGTTTCAATGCTTTACCAAGATGATCAACAGCAACGAAACCTTCTGGTGCAGTAATACGGAAGCCATCGTCAGTGCGAACAAATGTGCCAATGCTCTTGATAGTTTCCAACTTACGAATGATCATCAACTTAGCATCAACAATCAGATTCATTAGATCAAATATTTGTTTCAGTTGAATCGCATTTGAACGATAGAAACGCATCACTTCATTTTTCTCTTTGATGCGTTTTTGTTTTGTGTCTTCTTTCTTTGCTGCCAGAATTTCTTTGTTCAGTTTTGCTTCTACGTAGTTAATTAACTCTTGTGTATGAACTCTGGTGTCAGCAATCTTTTTGCCTTCACGAACTTTCGTGTTGTTGAATGTTTTGATCTGTGTAAGAAAAACATCCGATGCAGCAATACGATTCAATGTCAATGCAGGTATCGTGTTGAAAACTCTACCTGCGTTTGAAAGAATAGATGTGATTGCTGCTGTCTCTTCTTCAGTAAACGTGACAGAACCAGACGCATCAGTAAACGATGCATCACGAAACCAAACATCTTTTGTAGTCTTTAAATGACCAATATCAATGTTGAATGATGCTTTCATTGTCTCTAATGTTTTACCGGAGTATGATGTGTGAAACACCACACCAATCTGTGCCGCTAACATTGTTTGTGCTAACTTTGATTTTACTGGCACAGCATATACGATTGTGTTTGGCTGAAAGATAATATATTCTTCACCCGCAATAGTTTCTTTTTTGATGTCGCCTTTGCTGAACATCATGTCGCCTTGCAAAACACCTTTGATGCCCAACTTAGGCAAGAATGCCAATGCAAGTTTGAGTTTTTGATTTAAACCCTCACCAGGATGATTTTCGTCAATGTCTTCATCAGTATAATTCAATTTTGCATTTTTTGCAAATACTGATTTCGTACCAACGAAAAATTTACCGTTTTCTGGATTTGTGCCAGCAAAGATAGCAGGCGCACCATCCCATTTTGTAGTCACATTTAATTTTGAGCCTGTGTGACCAGCAAGCATATTGCGTAAAGAACGGAGAAATTCTATTGCTTCACGTGCGCCCGATACACCGGCGTTTAATACATTATCTTCAAGATGTTCAAGGTGAACATTCTTGCCTTCTTTACTCTCTTTTATGTAATCCATGAATTTCATTTTGACATGCTTAGAAATGGGTTTTGTTTTTTTGTACCTGGTGCCACGGAAAATTTACTGTCTGGCATTTTCTTAATTTTTATTTCGGCTTGCACTTCATAAAATTCTGAACGTGTAGATACACGAACTTTGAAATCACCTGAGCCACTTAGAGCAGGAATACCTTTTATTTTAAGTGGATTCTTTTTTGATACCATATAAAAATCATCACCCGCCTGCATATAGTATGCTGGTTTTGCTTTACCAATTGTATAATGCTCTGTTACGACATCACCGAGATTGTAATTTTCTTCATTAGCAATGTAGCGATTAATGCTTGGTTGACTAAAATATGCTTTCATAACACTCAATGGCACAGCACCTTCTTCTTTTAGACCACCTTTATTCGTAGGTATTTTTATTACTTTTTCAGGTATACCAGAAAACTTTGCAATGTCTTTAATGAATTTTTTTGCCTGTGCGGATTTATTGAGGATGTCTACAGTGTGTTTTGCAGCGGGTGTTGTATAGGTGGTATGCCATTTACCTTTTTCGTAAAAAACACGTGGATTGGAAAGATTGTCTGTGTGTGACATTTTCACTTCTAACCATATGGCATTTTCACCTTTGAATTTATCAATCTCAATTTTAACATCCGAATACTCCGTACTAACTTTTGGCCTCAAGGCTTTGATACCTGGAATTTTGTTGATGTTCTTAGCGACATCATTTTCAAACTTGTCGGAAGCAGCACTCATTAAACACCCTTTCAGTGGTTATTAGAGTATTTATATTATCACAGATAGTGTAGATATCCTCCAATAATGTATTTGGTGTTGTCTACTGGCCGACTTGCAATGTGTGGATGTGTCCATAAAGGTGGAAATATGAGCAATTTACCTTCTCTAGGCTGAACTTTGATCTTAGGTGGCACGTTCTTATTCAACTGAAATACAGTTTCTCCACCCTCCATAACATCATTTAGATACCAGAAAAACACAAGAAATCTTCGTGCGGAATCATGATTCTCTACATCTACATGAAACTGTATTTCATCTTTATCGTTAGGAAAGTACCGTTTCATCCTCAATTCTTCAAAACCATATTCTTCTGGCCAAGCCATATCATCCACACCAACATCTTTCTTATAAACTTCAATATAGGTGTGTAGAGTAGACATAAGATAATCTATCTCTTTCTTCCACGTGCTTGAATTTTGATTCAAGTTGATTTCTGTAAATGAGCGATGACCGTCAAGCACGACATTCTCTTGTTGGTCAACATTTTTTTCAAATTTATCTATTGTATTACGACAAAGTATTGGTGGTAAAACATTATCATATGTTTTCACGTAACTCATACTTTGAATCCTCCAAACTTGTTCTTCATCCCAGACTGACGTTCACGGTCACCAAAACTGTTCAGAGGTTTGTCATCAACTTGTCCGGTATCTACCAAATCATCCTGTGCTGACTGTTCCACATCATACAGTTTCATCTTGGCTCTGTCAATACCCACTACAAACCGCTTGAAATAATTCGGATCATTGTAGCGATTCTTTAGTTGCTTAATTAGTATCTGATTCAATTGTTGCAACTCTTCGGTACTTATCAAGGCGAACATAAAGTCTGCGGTCGCTGGTAAGCCAAAGGACTCTGAAGTATCCTCAAGACCAGGATCGCTGGAGGTGAAGCCGGAACGGGTCGTTTGTGTAGCCGATACTATCGGCACTTCAAACTCAACCGCAAGACCCCTGAGTTCTTCCGCAATAGCCTTAATATAAGAATAACTATTTACGTTAGCACCAGGTTTGATTCTGGCACTTGCACAAATGTTAAGATAGTCAATGAAAATGATGTCAGGTTTGAAACTCTTTTTTAGTTGCAATTCATTTAACAAAGCACGGAAGTGTAGTGCTGAGGCTGCTGCTGTTGGATACTCTTTGATGATGAGTTTACCATGTGTTTTGACTTTCAATGCAGAGAACTTGCGGTCATAATCTTGTTTACTGATAGAGTTCAGGTCAGCAATATCAATGTTCAATAGATTGGCGTCAATACGTTCAGCAATTCGTTCTTCAGCCATTTCCATCGTGATATACAAAACATTCAGACCTTGTGCCAAACAAGAACCTGCAACGTGACACATGAACAATGATTTACCAACACCCGTACCAGCAAGTGCAATGTTCAATGTTTTCTTTGGTAGACCACCTTTGGTAATCTTGTTGAACAAATCAAGGTCAAAAGGAATCTTTGTTTCATGACGATGATAGAAATCAAAACGATTATCTGAATCATCAATATAATCATGACCAACAGAGTTATCAAATGATACACCAAGTGCATCAGATAACATCTTTGGTATCATACCTTTATCTTCTTTATTTTCCCTATCATCAAGAATCTTAACAGACTTCATGATGGCATTATAGATTGCTTTGTCTTGGCAAAACTTTTCAGTTTGCTTGATGAGCCAATCTACATCTGTAGGATCAGTTTTGTCTGCATTGATTTCACGAATCATCTCAACGGCTTTTCTGACCTGTTCTTCGGTCAGTTTACGTGATTCTGTAAAATTGATGACAAGTGATTCGTAGGTTGGAAGATGTTTGAACTGATTTATGTGGTCGTTTATTTCCTCAAACAGATTTTTTTCTGTTGAGTCTGTGAAGTATTCAGTCTTTAAAAAAGGAATAATCTTTCTTGTATAGTCCTCATTAAATATCAAATTCTTCAGGATCGTAGTCTCTAGGCGCTTCATAATTCTTTGAGGTTAAAATTTCAGTTAATATGTCACCAATGAGTGTATGAAACTCGGTGTCCTGCGTTAAATCATCAATCGGTATTTGTGGTGAAGTGACTATTGTATAAGAAAAAGTCATCTTAGCATGGTCTTCTTCTTCAGATAGTCTAACTTTACCATAATGATAAAGAACTCCCTGATACGGACCCTTTAGTATGCCAACACCAGTTTTAAATCCATCATCAGAATCAAGAAGTGTGAAATCTTCATTAATTTGTGGCTTCATCTTCTTCTTCCAAAACGGCATCTTCTCCAAGAATGCTGCTATAAGTGATTTCATATTTTTTCCTTACATATTCTTTGAAACTTTCATTTGCAAGAATATCTTTCCAGAACTCTTCATTTTGAGTATCAGCAAAACGTTTCTTCTCAAGAACTTCACCAGTTTCTTGATCTACTTTAGCGTACCAACCATTGCTTGGCTTAGTGACGAAATTACCTTCGAGTGCAATATCCAATAGGCCAGACCACTTGTTAATACCACCGTCAAAGGATACAGTAACAGGTATTTTGGATTTTTCTCTGACATATCTACTTTTTTCTACGTTGATAATGAAGTTATAGCCGACAATTTCTGTACCATCTTTGTCTTGTTGACGACCAAGAATCCAGATTGTGTCTGCTGAGTAATAAGAACCTGTGCCACCACCAACGATATCTTTAGGATACATACCAATCTCTTTGTATGTGTGATTGACAACAATCATTGGAATGTCTTTGATTGTCAAATGTGGTGTGACCATACGAAACAAAGATTTCATCTGTTTTGCTCGGCTCATGTCAGCAACAGATTTACCTTCAATTGAATCTTCAACTTCTTTCTTTGAAGCCAAATTGCCAATCGAATCAAGCACAATAATCACTTTATCATCTTTTTCAATATTTTGCAACTGATTCATGATATCATGTTTCAATTGTTCAACATCGGTAATTGGTGTGTGTAACACTCTTTCAGTATCAATACCGAATGCGTCAAAATAACTTTGTGGTGTGCCGAACTCAGAATCATAAAACAGAACAACAGCGTCTTCATACTTCTTCATGTATGATTTTGCCATGAGTAAAGCAAATGCGGTTTTAAAATGTTTTGATGGACCAGCAAACATCGTTAGACCTGGTGTCAAACCACCATCTAAATTACCTGATAGTGCCACGTTAATGATAGGCACATCAGTTTGAATCATATCTTTATCGGTAAAAAACTTTGATTTAGAAAGCACCGATGTCTCTTTAATCGTTGATGCTTTTTTTAGTTTATCAAGTACGCTCATTCATATCTCCAATATCTGCAATTTTGTCTTTTGGTATTACCGTGTGCTTATCATCCACAAAGAATGATTCTAACGTGCGTGACGGTGTGCTGTCAAGTTTTTTCTTCTTTACTGCCTTTTTGATCGGTTCAATCTCACCTTTATCTTCTCTAATTCTGCGGTATGTTTGATTTGCTGCTATCAATAATAACACAGCAAGTGGGTCAAATACAATAATGATGATGAAGATAACCAATCGTACTGCTTTATCAATCAAGTCACGATCTTGTGTGCCATAAACTACTTCTGCCACATATTTTATAGGCCCCAAATCCGATTCAGCCTTTTTAACTTCCAAGGATAAAGGGAGCTTCTCTTCCGTGAGTAACTGTATTTCTTTTTGTAGCCTCTTAGTCTCAGCAATGATTCTCTCACGGTCTTTCTGTTGGGCTTTACGAATTTGGTTCGCCCGTTCAGCCCCCTTTTCATCTTTCGTTCTGCCCATAATTTGATCGACAGCCTCATCATACTGACTAAGGTTCTTGTTGTTCCTCTCAATTTGCGATTGAATAACTTTGATCTTTTCATCATAGATTTCTACCTTTGCTGCTTGTGGTGCTATTGTGCTTGAATGTTCAATGTGTGCTTTTGAAAGATACCCAAAGATTCCCATTGATGTAATACCCATCAACAGAACCACAGCAATGAGGAAGTAAAGTTTGAGTGCAGAGAATGTTGTTTTCCAATGATTGTATACCCACGACACAGTTACCAGTTTTGCTGCTTCAAGCACAGAACCCATAATGATGATAGGCCAGTATGAACCTGGAAATATCTGTGCAAGACCAATCACCGAGTAATATGCAGCAATACCCGATAAAGCAAGAGCAGTCAAAAATGGTAATATTACATGTGTCATGGATTGTTTTTAGAGTGTGGTACATCAAAAACAAAAGTTATCCTATCAACGTCACCGACATTGAGTGTTCCGTGTAATGCCTTATTATTAAACCAAAGTAAAGTTCCTGGTTCAACAATAACTGATTCATCACCAACAAAGTATTCGTATCTACCTTGTATTGATAGATGATAACGATCCTTTGTCAGATAATAAGTACCTTCATCTATATGTCTACCAACTGTTTGACCAACACCTAATTTCAAAAAACCACAACGACAAAACTTTTTAAAATGTCTTTTGACAAAACTTATGATTTCTGTGTGATGCTTGTATGCCGGTGTTGGAATACAAAGTTCACTATCACCAACAAATTGTTCTTCTCTTTCCAAACCTGCCATAACCAACTGAAGTACATCGGTTGTAACAATGTACTTCTCATGGTCAAGTTGTTCAGTGCCTTTTACTTTTTTTTGGTTGCCCCAGTCTTCTGGATACTGCTGCAACTGTTTCAATATCTTTGAGACATTAATACCAGTTCTGATTACACGTATATTTTTCATGAAAAGAAACTCTCAAGTGTGTATTGCTTCTCTGTTTGCCAACCGATACAATCAAGAATCAATTTAATCGGTTCAAGAAATGTTTTTTCAAACTGTGTTTCATAATCAATATATTCTTGCAACTCAAACTCTTTTGGCAATCTTGTTGGAAATGAAACAACCATATCTCTGAAAGGGTTTGGTGTTTTGAGATAGGTAAACTTCAACTTTTCACCTTCTTGTATCAAAGGATACTTAGTCATCAGATTGTGCTGTTTAAGGAAATGATTATACAGTATTGCACCCTTCACATGAATAGGTGTGCCTTTCTTGTATATTGTAACAGAATCCGCATATTCTTTCAAGCCATTACAGCCACGTGGAAAAGAAATATCTTCAACAGGTAACTTACGAAACTCTTCTCTAAAGTCGGCAACAAACTTTTGTACCGTTTCTTCGTCGGTGTTTACAACCAAATCAACCAATTGATACATCTTGGCACGTACAGCGGTAGGTGTAGATGACTTGACCATCTCAAGACCCATGACCTTGATTTTTGGTTTTGCATACTGAACACCTTCGTTGTTGTACACATTTAGAATATAACGTTTCTTTGCAGTCCAGATACCTTTATCGGACAAGCCTTCACGTTTCATCTGCATTTTTTGGTCGAACGCATGAACATATTCAGCAAGTTCTTGATAACTCTTATCAATATATGGTTGAATTTTCTCTTCACAGATTTTGTCCATGAAGGCGATAACTTTCTGAGCCTCTGGTTTTTCTTTATACACAGAGTCAACCAGTGGACCAAGATTAAGATAGATTGAATCTGTATCCGAAGCAATAACATAGTCAGTATTAGATTTTAGAATTTTATTCAAATAATCGTTGAGTTTGTTTTCAATCCAACGAATAGAGAGTTGACCCGCTTGTGTAACAGCAAGTGCTTGGCGCAAATCATAAAACCTAAAATACTGAGAACCCATTGCACCGTAGGCAGAGTTTAGCGAAACTTTCTTTGCAAGTTGTAGATTGTTGTATCTTGCAATTAACTTCTCAATTTCTTTTTTTCTACCTTTGTCTTTTTCGTTTTCATAATCTTGCTGTTCTTTCAACATCAACTTCTTAAACTTTTTACGGTCTTCATACATCTCAATCATCATTGCTGGTAGAAAACCTTGCTTGTCTGTACGAAAGAATTGACCATTTGGTGTAACTGTCACATCTTTCATCACACTCGTATCAATTTTTTGGTCAAGCAAACTTTCTACCGATGCCTGTGTTGAAATACGGCGCATATCATCAGTATAATCATCTTTCTCAATCAAGGTCTCTGGTGAGATGTTGTATTGCATAATCAAATGCGGATACAGACTGTTTAAGTCAAATGATGCGACCCAATTATGTAAACCAATTTTTGGTTCTTTGACATAAGCACCTTCAAATGCTTCACTCTTTTTGGCAATACGGCGTGGTGGCACAACAATCTTCTTATCAAGTAGATAGTTGTAGATCAGTGCATCCCACATTCTTGTTTGTGCAAATACATCATCATAGTTACACTTGGTGTCATACGCCAGAGTCAGTGCAAGTTCAACCAGTTTTAGTTTATCTTCCAGTTTCAAAATCAGATGCACATCTTTGATGTTATACTCAATAAACTTTTGATGATCAAGTCTATAGAGTTGATGTAAATTATCATACTCATCATATGATAGTTTGCTTTCACCAAGTTCTACACTGGCGATTGTATCTAGACGATAGTTCTCGGCGTTTTTACCACCAGGTGCATACCATTGGTACAGTTCAAGATAATCAAGAACAGAAATGCCGACCAGATCATAAACAATCTGCTCTTTGCCTTTGAACACAGTCTTTCTTTCAGAATAGACAGACCATGGTGACAACTTGTTTACTACATCATCCCCAAATAAACGTGAGAAACGATTGACAAGGTAAGGAATATCAAAGAACTTGATATTCCAACCAGTAACAACGTCAGGATGGTCGCTTGACCAATCAGCAATAAACCGTTCACAAAGATTGATTTCATCTTCACACTTAATGTATGTTTCTTCACCTTTTACCTCATAATCACCACAACCATAAACCGTAGTACCGCCATTCAATTGATGAATAGCGATTGCTGTAATAGGCTCAGTAGCCTTGTATGGATCAGGAAATCCATTTTCAGAACCAACCTCAATGTCTATGAAAGCGACAGAGAGATGAGAAATATCCCAATCAACAATCCCTCTAAAATTGTCAGCAATGAATGCGTATTCATAGCGTGTATTGCCGTAGATTTTAAAGTTTGAAACATCTTCGTAACGTTTGACAAAATCACGTGCCTCCCGAATAGTATCAAAAGTCATAGGTTCCAATGGCTCATTGAACAATGAACGCCATTGGTTTTGTTTATTAGACTGCAAAAACAAAGTCGGAGAGTATTTGACCTTTGTCTTAACTCTCCGACCGTTGTTCACTCCACGAAAAAGTATGTGATTGCCGTGGACGCAAACATTCGTATAATATTTACTCATTAAATCACAAGACCAGGTGGTGCAATTTCAATTCGGCTAAACATTTTTCTATATTGTGCCAGCAAATCAGAAACGGGTGTATTGGTTGTTAGAATGTCATTATTATTGAAAGTAATACCTTTATCAAACTCTTCAACAAAAGCAAGATATGGCGCAAAGCCAACACCACCCGGATCACTTGCTGAACGTGGTGGCACTGCAATGACTTGCATTGGGTTTTTTACTTTTACACCAATCTCACCTTTATCAACTACTTCACCAATGATTGTTTGATGTGTTTTAAATGTGATACAAACTATTTCACTCATACAGATACCCTTGTAGTTGGTTCATAAACATCAAGTGTTACCCACTTTTTTGGAAACAACATTTCACGACCGACAAAATCGGCAATGTCATATGTTGGATCATCAACAAGACCGATCAATTCAACCTTGTTGTCAAACTCACGCATCACAAGATCATACTTGTATGCTTTAGAGATTTTAGGATTGGCTTCAGCCAATTGTTTTGCTACTTTTGTGATATTGCTCATAATTTACTCCTCACATTGAATAACTTTAATTTCACATTTTTTTAGAAAATTGATACCTGAATCACTTCTGTAGGCGTTTTTGTAGTAAACCTCCTTGATTCCTGACTGATATATCATCTTAGCACATTCCAAGCACGGTGCGTGGGTAATAAACATTGTTGCCCCATCACTTGAGTTTGTTGACCGAGAAACTTTAGCAATAGCATTAGATTCGGCATGTAGAACTTCTGGTTTAGACGTTAACCGTGTCCAACCATGAGCAGTTTCGGTATAACCATTGGCAATCATCCATTCCGGTGTCTCATAACATTCATCTTTGAGGACATATAAAGTTTCTTCACAGTTGTTATCCCAACCAGATGGCATGCCGTTATATCCGATACCAATGATGGTATTGTCTTTGACGATTACACAACCTACATGTAATCTACGAGCAGTTGAAAGTTCAGCATAAACGCTGGCCGCTTTCATATGGGCTTTTACGTATTTTTCTTTCATTATAAGTAAGCACTCACTTCATGCATGGCGCACGACGAAAAAATCGTTCCGACTATTCCAAAATGACAAGTGACGTTCTAGCCACGTTTACGTTGTTGGCGTGTAGGAAGAATGGTAAAAATCTTTCACCTAAAAAACCTGGATATCTCCAAGGCAATGGCTCAGATGTTGTTGTAGTTGTTGGATATACTCTGCTTGTGTTCTGCCACACATATTCTAAAAGTTCAAATAACTCAGAAGCATATTTTCTGAACAGTTGCTTACGCATGACATAACATGTTTCAAAACTGGCGCCGTTGTCATCCCACCAACTCATCTTGTCTCTGTAATCAGGTAATAACTTTTCAATACCCTCTAAAAACAGATTCAAATACTCTGCTGGTTGTGACTGTAGATACTGATTACGAACTGAGTATGGCAATGGTGTGATGTGATTCGTAATCGCATCGTGTGTCTCAAGTAGTTTGAGTGCGGCCGCCTTCTGTTCATCGGATGACATGTAATTAGCACTTTCTTGTGTGGCCGGCAACGATGATTTCAGAATATTTTTACCCAAGTCACCTTTGAAGTCCAAATAACGACGATATGTTGTACAGCCAATGAAGTCTGCACGACCATTATGCCACAAGTAATACTCGGATGCTTGTTGTGCTAATGCACGAAGAAACTCATCTTCACTACACATGCTGTAATAGTGACGATAGCCATATACACTTTTATGTTGTGATGTGTTGATCCAATTGCCGGGACCTGGTGGTTGCCACTTGTATGGCGCATGAGAACCAGCGTATGCTGCTTTCAGCCAAGAGGATTCATGATTAAAAGGAAAGTCTTTATGAAAGTGACTTACCATCAACAGATCAGTCACCTTGCACCTCTTCTTTTTTCTTCTTCTTGAATTCAATTCGTGGAGCAATGATTGCTTGAATCATCTCACGCTTGTAGTCAGTCTTGTTTTTACCAGAAAGACCTGAAAGTAGAACCTTCAGTTCTTTGCCCATTTTAAAGTTTGAATTTGATTTCATTACCATGTCCAAGCAACATAAGAGTATCGTGTGCCTTTCGTCACCAGATCGACTCTGTGTGGATAAAGGAAGTTTGATGGGAAAATCATAATCTCACCAGACTTCAAAGTTATAGGAGTGTCTTGCCAAAATACCAAATCACCACCATCATAGCCGCCATTCAAACCACCAAGAATAGTAAGTGTTGGTATACCCTTACGTTGACCATCAAACATTGAATGAATGTGGTCGCAGTGAAGTTTCATTTGTGTATCTTCACGATAACGGTTGAAACGAACTTCAGTGAATCCTTGCCAAGATTGATACCAATTACAACCCCAATCAGTAAGTTCTTTGTGATATCTCTGCAAGCCATCCCATATTCTTTGCATGATGTACTCTTTGTGCTTTACATTTGACCATGTAACAGCAAGTTCATGCTCATACGAATGATTAGAATTATTCTGATAGTCGTAGAACTGGTGCGTCTGAAACTGTCCTTCAACTAGTTCAAGTTCGTCAACAGTTTCTTGACACACTTCTGGTGTGAGCCAATCGGAATAGATTTTGAGATATGATCGTAGGTCTTTGTCCATCATGTATCCTTCAAAGTGGGGCTTGCGCCCCACTGTTTATGCAGCCTGTTTTTCTTCTTGTAGAAGTTTAGGCTCAAAAAATTTCAGTTCATTACCAATTTCAATGCGTTTTGGCTTTTGATGTTCTGGAATAACATTAATAAGACCAACACGCAGAATACCATCTTTGAGTTCTGAACTATGTACTTCAATAGTGTCAGCAATGGTAATTGTTTTTGTGAAGTTACGTGCAGCAATACCTCTGTGTAGATATTCTGCTTGTCCCATATCTTCATCTTCTTTATTACCTTTGATTACCAAAGTATTTTTTTCTCTGGTAATTTCAATGTCGTCTTTACTGAAGCCTGCAACCGCAAGTTCAATAATGTAACGATTGTCATCTACTCTGATAATATTGTGATACGGAAAAGTATTTCCAGTATGTTGTGCTGGCGTAGCAGACAACAACTTCTCAATGTCATCAAAGAAACGATCAAAGCCAAGAGTATGATGTAGTAAAGGACTAATACGAGTAATAGTCATAGTTTTCTCCTTTTAAGCAAGTAAAATTACGTGACCCCGAAGGCATCACGACTCACTTGGCAATCGCAAATGCTGTACGATTGACAAGATAAGTTCTTTGTGGATTACTTTGATTGAAGACTTTAATGAACTCATTATTGCCTTCTTTTATCACATCATCGTAATTCCGTGTGTACACCTCTTCTTTGGTGTACTTGTTAACCAGTTTAATCGCATTGTTTTTCACTTTGCTCATGATGCATCACCGTTATTCAGTTCTACCTTTTTTACCTATGTTATATTTAGCAACTAGTTCCCATTCATCTTTTTCTTTGAAAGCAATAATCTTAATTTGATGAATTGGTGCCATATTATTCTCTACTATATCATAGTTTACAATCTTTAGCAAGCCCCATTCCTCAAGTAAATTGGCAATAGCGTTACGTCTTTGTATATCATTTTCGGTAATTGTTGATAGCTTACCATCTAATGCAAATAATTCTTTGAAGTGTACGATATAATACTTACCTTGTTTATGTAGAATATGGCAAGACTGATACAGCACCCTCTCTTTACGACTTGAGACACCGATTCTTGTGAGTGTCTCACGAATTTTTAAAAAGTCATCTTGATTTGAAAGAACGACTTCAACAAACTTTGATAAATCAACCATGTCATTTCCTTAACCCACCCGTCAGGGTTTCTTCTTTTAGTTTTTGGATTTGTTCTTTGCTGAGAAGTCTCAAAGCCTCACGTGCTTTGGAATCGGACAGGCCATAGACCAGTTTGACACATTCCAAATCATCGTTTTTTTCAGCCTTAGCCCACTTCGCAAACGGTCTTTTCATAGACCTGACGGTATTTAGCAAATAGTCAAATTGTAGTTTCTTTTCAAGGTAGTGCCTACTATTCATCTCATTCGCAAAGGCCAGACAATCCTTGTGTTGAGACAAGGCTCGGTTGACCAGAAAAGGAGCATAGTCTTTCTCGGTTATATCATCTACAATCATTTGCTTCTTAGTTTGTAGGATGGCAGTTGCATAGTCAAATGGATTACTCATATTTAAAAATCACCGTGTCATCTAAACTTTTCTCATTTTTAAGTTCATTCTGCAATGCCTGCCTTTTGCTGCTGACCAGTGAGAATTTATCAAAAACGTAATAATGTTTTTCAAAGTGAACATTCTTAACATCATCTATCATGTTTTTATTTCCGACTTTACCGACGTTCCAACAACTCACACCATCTTCTTTCAAATGGCTTAGTGATTTTTCAATCAAAGGTTTGAGAAACTCTGCAATCCAGGATTCATAGTTAGTTACATTGTTTATTGATTGAGTTGACTCTTTAGTATAAACTTCAACATCAAAATAGGGTGGGCTGGTCAAAACCATATCCACTTTAGGTAAATTATAGTTAGCCATATTTAAAGCATCATCACATATGATTGTAACTTTATCTTCAATATTTAAAAACTTAATCAGTCTTTGTAAATTTTTATAAGTTTCTGTATTTGGTTCAAAAGCAATGTATCTTGCACCACTTGAAACCACACCTAACATTCTTCCACCCCAACCAGCACATGGGTCTAAAACTATTTTTGGTTTATATTTCAAACACAAAAGTTTTGCCATTTGTGGTCTATACATTGTACTTTTGGTTAGACCACAACAAAAATAAACTCCACGTTTTAGTTCTGAAAGATATGGTGTGCTATGACTCTTTCTATTCCAACGTAAAATTTTTTGCAGATTTTCAGCAGTCCAACTGTTGGCAAAACTTTTACCACGATTGTCTTCTATTTTATAGAAGTTTGGGAAAAAGTGTTCACACAATTTCATTCCAATTCTTGAAGTTGAATTGATGGTGTTTTCATTTGAAAACCAACGAATCAAATTGTTCCAATCTGTCCTTAGTTGTTCTTCAGTATAAAGTGTTTTGTAATCTATACCTTCTAATTGAGTGGCTAAGTCATTGACTATACCCTCAAATTGTTCATCGGAAAGATTTCTGGTACTATATCTGATATTCAAAAAGTCTTTTATTTCAACCAAAATTCTAGACCTCTTAGTTCTTCCTTATTTTTCCATTCAGAAATGTCGTAGACAAAATCCAAATCAAAAAAATTATCAAAATTACCCATCAAAATGTAATCGTCATTCTTTATTTTTTCACCACCTTGTTGATGTTTAAACAAAGGAGAAGGTGTGTTGTCCATATGGTCAATAAAGTCTTGTTTCTTGAAGAATACCATTTTTGACTTTGAAAGATCATAGTTGACTCCAAGAAAGATCAATCTTTCCCAATCTTTTTTTATTGAAATGTGATTAAGCGCAAATTGATTGTGTACTGTTTCATGTGCTAAACTAATTTTAACTTCGGTTTTATAACCATCAATTAAAAAATCCTGTCCTGAATTTTTTCTTTCTCTTACAGAACAGTTTAGTAATGTCATGTATTTACCTACTATTTTCTCTCCCAAGGCGCCTTTGTTTTTGTTGGATATCAATGGATACTTTTCAAAGAGTGTGCCTTCCCACAAGTTTTTAGACTTTTCTTCCATAAACTTGTTGAGTTTGCCATCTTTAAATAAGGTATCAAAAGGTATCATTTGAATTCCACGTTAGCCATGATTTCTGTCAGGCAAGCAACAAGATTGATTTCATGGTCAGCAACAAATGCTTGCTTGTATTGGTAGTCAGCAAGAATTAAGACTGCTTGTGGTATACTCTGAGGCTTTGCAATGTCATACAAAGCATCATAGAGTTTGCGAAAGAATGTCGTGTTATCAATTTCCGACGTTGCTGCCCATTTACGGACGGACGTAAAGTCTTTTTCTTTCAAATGTTTGACAATCTGTGTTAGAGAAATATCACCAATCTGAGAGAGGATGCCTACATCAATCTTGCCGAGTTTGGAATAGCGTTGAAGTTCATTGATAACACGACGAAAATCTGGAAAGTGTTTCTTGACTACTTCGGCAATTACCTTTTCGTCAAATTCAACTTTCTCTGTATCAAGTATGTGTGTGATGCGTTTGAAAAACGCAGAAGCCATTTGCGCTTTTTCACCATTCTTCAAACCAAATTCAATGACCGCACAACGACTGTGTAGTGGATCAATGATTTTGTTTTTATAGTTGCAGGTGAAAATGAAAGAACAGTTTGCAGCAAACTCTTCAATCGCATTACGCAGAATTGCTTGTGCGTTTGGTGTTAGATAATCTGCTTCATCTAGAATGACAACCTTACGGCCACCAGAAAGTGAAACCGATGATGCATAGTTTTTGATTTTGACACGAATTGTATCGACGCCGTTCTCATCAGAACCATTGATTACCATGTAGTCGCAACCGATTTCGTTGCACATGGCTTTGGCGATTGTCGTCTTGCCCACACCCGCCCCACCAGCCAGAAGGAGATTTGGCATCTCTTTCTGGTTTACGTATTGTTGAAACACTGCTTTCAAACGTTCTGGTAGAATACATTCTTCCACTGTTCGTGGCCGATACTTTTCTGTCCATAGAAGATGTTCCATGGTAACCTTTCACAAAAATCATAATGTAATATATTATATCAGTCAGCGTTCAATTTTGCAAGCACTTCAAGATATGGTTCTTTAACTTGCCAATCAATATTATTGACACCGTAAATAACAGTTCTTGGTTGTAGTTGTGCATTTGAATCTGGCTGAATTAGTTCAAAGACTGATGCAACAATGTCTTTATTGATAGCGATTGAATCACCATCGTGGTTTAGTGATGCATTTGTAAAAATAACAAACTTACCCATGATTAACCTTTCTCATATTTTGAGCCTGCTTCAGTTGCAATCCAATACTGAATGCTCATTGATTTGTGTTTGAAGTGTGCAATACCCTTTGAAGAGATAGTTACTGAATAAGCACCAGCAAGCATCTTCAAATTCTCTGTTTTGAACAGCATCTTGTACTTGTCACCATTGCTCTTTGACACTTCAAGAGATTCTGTGTGTGCTGCATCATTCTGCAAATCAAATGCAGTTACAGAAACTTTACTACCATCAGATTCAATAGCAATATGTGGTGAAGAAAGGACATTGGCAGCACGAAGAATCCAATCAAAGTCTTCTGCACTCAAATCAAATTTGATTTCTGGATTGTTGAGTTCCAGATTCTTATCTGGTGCAGCAACGATCATGCTTGATGCACAGAAGCGATATTTGATTTTGCTGCGACCTTGTAGACCAGAGATGAGAACATTTGCCTCATCAAAGTCAATCACAGGTTCTTCTTTGTGTAGTGAAAGAACGGACAAAAAGTTGTTCAGATCATATACACCAAACTCTTTTGGAATTTCTTCAGAGACAACAGCCTCAGCAAGAATATTCTTATGAGTAGAAATGGTACGAATTGTTTTGCCTGGTTTGAAAAGAATGCCTTGATTAATACTGGCAAAGTTTTTCAATACAGACAGAGTTTCATTTGAAAGTTTCATGATTTATTTCCTCGTCAAGTCATGATTATGTAAGGCCATTATAGCATAGTGTACAACTTTTAACAAGTCATCTCGATTATAGCCGTTCTTTTTGCCGTAACGCTGTGCATACTTCATGATGTTTCCAATAAAGAATCCTTCACCGTGCCCACAGTCTATAATGAATTCTGAAGTTTGGAATTTGTTTAGTGAGTAGTGTTGACCGTATGTCTTGTCGATGTATTTTTTTAACTCTTCAAGAATACGGTCTTCACTGTATTTGTAGTCGATCAAAGTCTACCGGTATACTGAGCAACAGCGGGCATGTTGCCAGTAAATGCGTATGTACCGATATGCTGAGTTCTCATCCAAGGACACAACCAAATGTTTCCACCCATCTTGCGCCACATTTGACAGAACATATAATCTTCTGACAGATAACGCTCAGAGCCACCACCAACACATGAATCAGTTGTGTCAATCACGGTATCAAAGTATGCATGAATGTAACGTGAGCCATCGAAATGTGCTTGACCAATATGATCGGGCTTATAACGAATGAAAGGATATTCTTCTTTCATCTTATCAAACACCTGACGCTTGATCATCATATGACCTGTACCAATTTCCATTACTTCTAATGGCTCGGATACTTGGAATTGTTGTGTGCCTTTTACTACGTTGAATACGTATTCACCAACAAGATTCTCAAGTTCTTTTGGATTCAGGTCTGGATGTTTGCGGGCTGTTTCCGCAATGTTGCCCCAGTTGATTGACTTCTTGGGATAAGGACCACCAATAACATCTTTATCTAATGCCATCAGTGCTACGATATCATTCGGATCAAAGTGAATGTCCGAATCAATGAACATCATGTGTGTAAAATCTGTGCGTAGAAACTCATCTACCAAATAGTTTCTTGCTCTTGTGATGAGTGATTCGTTGAAGAGAAAAGAAAACTTTGTTTCAATGCCATAACGAATCATGATAGTTTGTAAGTCAAGGCAAGACTTCATATACAAACCGTGATTCATACCACCATACATTGGTGTAGCCACGAACAGTTTATTCTTTCTCAGTTCTTCAAGGTTAACTTGTAATTGCATAATTTATCCATAAAAAAAGAGTGAGAACACATAATATATATGCTCTCACTCCACCAGTTTCTAGCCTAATTTAGGCAAACGCTTCTGCTCCAAGAACAGCATGTGCCATAGCAACCATTTCTTTGGTTGGTTTGCCGAGTTTGTAGTAAGTGATACGACGACCATCAGCAAGAGTTTTCTTGTTGGTATAGATGCAGTAGCCTTCAGCACGAAGTTCTTCAATGCGGGCACCAACGTTTACGATACCGAAACGGGCACGTGCTTGTGCAGAAGTCAAGGTATTGTAAGGACCGTCCTTAGAAAGGAACTTTAGAATTTTCTCTTTAGCAGACATTCAATTTACTCCATAAAAATTAGTCGCACGAAAAATGAATAGTAGAGGCGACTTTTCTCTACATAGTTAATAGTATATACAAAAAAAGAGAGTGTGTCAACACTCTCTTAGGCAATAGTGAAAAATTAAGCAAATGTTACCGCTTGATCAGACCAACGATTACCTTTTTTATTGTTGTATTCAGCGCAAACAAGTTGACCGTTTTCAATAGTAGTTTCACCACCTAGATCGTGTGGTAGAATGTGATCGGCTTGCCACTTTTTGTGATTGTTGATCTCATGTTCTGGAATTTCTTTACCAGTTTTAGGGCAAACACCACCTTGTTTTGACCATAATTCATACTTCTGTGCTTGTGTATAAAAACGTTCTTTATCACGTGCAGTCACAAGTTTACCAAGGCAATCAACTTTATTGAACTCACGCAACAAAGTATCTTTACGTGCAGTCAATTCTGGTGCAGACATGGTATCATTACATGAACTATAAGTACGTGATTCACCACCTGAAGTTGTCATGATTGGTTTATCATTTGCAATCAAACGATTCTCTGTAGCCATAAACCACTTGAAAAAATCACCTTCATTCAAAATTTTCATGTTGTTGTCTTGAATATGTGTAGTCAACATATAAAGATTGAATAATGTTGATGAGTTTTTAAAACCATCATCAGCATATTTTTTCACAAGGCGCAGAACTTCTTCAATGCGTTTCTCTGCACGATTTGTACCACGTGATACCGCAGAGTCATCTTCATAGGCTTTTTTCTTTTCACCCAATTGAATTGTTTTTTGGGTGCCAAACGTTGAGTAAATTGCCATTGAAACAATAAAGTCATCAATAGAACGGCGAACAAATTGTTTCTCTGTTGGAAAAACTTTTTTCAAAACTGGATAGTGTTCTTTAACACGATCACGAACCCAACCCGAAAAAGGAACTAGAATAGCATTTAGTTTTTCTTGTGAGTTAAGAGATACACCGTCATTGATATTCAAAAACAATTGTGTCATATCATAACGTGTAGCATTCGTATATGCAACATAAGCCACTTGCACATACTCATCAACATATTTGCGGAAAATTTTCTTGAATGTATTATAATTGTCGCAGGTTTTATCAACGTGTACCGTTGTACCATTAGGCAGTGTATAATCTCCATGTGCAATGGAAATTTTGCCTTCTAAAAATTCATTGATAGTAATGGTGCGGTTGTTACCGTCAATTGAAATCCATTCATATCCTTGGTCTTGCCAATATTTGAAGTATTTCCAGTCATCTGAACCCTCGATAACATTTTCAAGGCACTTCTCGACATTACAAAGAACAATTTTTGATGGTGCCATGCCTGTAACAAGTGATGTTACAAATGCGGTTTTTGTATCATCAGACCATCGTGCAGATGATTGAAAGGAAAGGTCTAGACCTGTTTTTTTACGCAAGTCAAAAAGTTGCGGATCAATAAGTTTGAAGGATGCATTATAGCAATGCAGTGTATTGTATTTCATAATTTCTCCTAGTTTAGTTTCTGACCAGTAGTCAGAGTTTAAAAAAGTGTCACTTACTTAAACATTGTTTGTTCAGTGACACAAATATAATCCTAACAGAGGACTAAGCCTCTGTCAAGAATTAAAACGGCTGTTCTTCAGAAGTTGTTACCGGTTCAATCTGTTCAGTTGATACCAATTCACTAGGATCAATACCAGCATCAATCTTAGTATACAGATCAAGGAAGGTAATCTTAGTATCGGCATCAAAACGATTCAAGCAATACTCAATCGCTTTTTTCTTATCACCGTAAATACCGAATGTTTTCACAATGTGTACCAAACGGCGGGTTGAAATAACCTCATCACAACCACCATCAGCAAAGGTATTACGAATCGTATTAGCCCAAGTAACTAGATTTTTGGCAAATACATCATCAGAACGACCGACTGAATCAAGTTCTTTGTTGATAATTTTTTCTTCAATACGTGCAGGTGGAAACTCTTGCTCCATTGTATTTGGGAAACGCTCAAGAAACGCCTCATTCAATACATTGGTAAACATATAGCGACCATCTTCAGAGCCTTTACCTTTTGTGTTAGCGGTAGCAAACACGGTAAAACCTGGCGCAGGTGTAACCAGTTCATTCTTTTTCTTTAGCAAGAATGGCTTACCCTCAAGTACCCGTTGTAAGCAGGAAAGATTCTGAGCGCCGTAGTCAATCTCATCAATACAGAGTACAGCACCTTGGCGGGCTGCCACAGTCACAGGACCGTCACGCCATTCCATTTGACCGTTGATCAGAACATAGTTACCAAGCAAATCACTCTCATCAGAATCAGGTGTCATTGATACGCAAACGAATTTGCGTTTTGCTTTGGCGCAAGCCTGTTCAATACTCATGGTCTTACCGTTACCAGATTGACCAGTGATGAACACAGGGAAGAATTGTTTTGATTTCACAATTGACAACACATCATCAAAGTTGCCAAAAGGAACATAGTTGTCATATTGAAAAGGAACCAGATTCTCAAGTTCAAGATCAGTTGTCACATTTGCAATACGATTACCTTGCACAGGTTCGGGTTTTGCCATAGGTATTACCTGTGCAGCCAGACTGATGGCTGGTGTAGCACCAGAGGCGCCAGGAACACGATATACACCACGTTTGACCTTATTACTCTCATCGTTAGTGAACCAGTAGGGAATCGCCAGACCAGCATCGGAGGCAATGTCTTTCACTTCTGACAACGATACCTCAGCCTTACCAGTTGCATTAAGAGCATCAATAAAAGCCTGACGTTTATTAGCACGACTTGTCATAATATAAATTCTCCATCACTTTAGGAACTACCATTATATAAGGATACCACCACTTTGTCAAGCGGTGGTATGTTATCAAACTGCTATCATACCGATGAAACGTGATACCAGAACACGGTTGACTTGACGATTTTTGGTATACTTACTGAACGCCTTGGTCAAAGTTGAGGTGGTAACTTTTGTTGGTGCCTCAAAGTCTTCATCCTCAATATTCAAATCACTACCACCTGGTAGAATAAAGAATGATTCATAGCCAACATTCTTTGATTCAAGATACTTATCTTTGCGAATCAATTTCATGTACTTTGAATACGCATCTTTCAATTGATAGTAATTCTCACGTGGTGATTTACGCAGTTCATTAATTTCATCATTAAACAAACGGCGGCGTACAGCATTTTTCATCATGTAGTTGGGCGACAAATAGAAGCCGATGATTTTTACACCGGTTGTTTTCGTCAACCAATTACTAATGGCAATACGAATACCATCATCACCTTCAGGTACCGCTTGTTGAATTTTGTTTTTCTTATCACATAGAAAAACGTTCTGATAATTTGTACTGAAGAAGTTTCGGTTGCCATTGATGCTTTCACCTTCATTCGGTTTGTGATATGAATTGATATCATCAGCATCACCATCATGAACCACACACAAGTTTACAATATCAAGATTGTTCACAGTGCGGAACTCTTTGATAATTGATTGGCAAGCAATCATCGCCTCAGTCAACGGTGTATTGGACAGTGAATCGGATTGTGGGCGATAAAAATTAGCACCTCTAGAATAACGACCACCAGACCAAGCATTCATGAGACACAGAATATTCTTTGTTGCCTTAGAAAATTCTGAGTTACTCATCTTTGAGTTAATTAACTCACGAAGATACACCGAAGACAAGTGCATCTCACGATTGTTTTCAGAGAAACAACCATAAGATTTACCTGTACCAGGTTCTTCACGGTAGTCAATCGTTTCACGAACATGATCAGCATTACCGAAACCATATGCTGCAAATGGAATGTTTACTTTGCGGCAGAAGGTAGCCAACACAAGTATCTGTTCATATGATGCACCAAGATTCTCTGACATTGAACCAGACTTATCAAGCAACAAAATCAAGCCGTGCGATTTACCTTTAGGCACACGCATAACTTTTTTGAAAATGTTATCATCAATCTGATATTTGAAAACACGGCTTACATCAATGTCACCAGTTGACGATGTTTTCGCTTTAGAAAACTTATCGGCAGCCTTACGCATCTCAAATTCTTTTGCCAACAATGAAATGAATCGTTCATTCTTACGACGAAAATCATTGTACAAAGTATTGGCAATTGATTGATAGTCAGAAGGTCGCTGTTTTGAAAACTCTTCAGTCAGAACTTCCTGTACACGTTTTGCTGGTGTGACAATCTTTGTCAGATTCGGCTTAGGTATATCAACATAAACATACTCACGTGCATGTTTCGCAATGAGTTTGCCTTCATTCTGACGGAAGTTTTCATCAGTCTCACACCGTGGTTCGGGAGTTTGATCCTCACGTACACTCTGAGATTCTTTGGTGCGATTTACACCATCTTTGTCTTCACCCTCATCATCACCTTCCTCTTCACCATCTTGGCTAGCGTTTGATGCCGATTCATTTTCTTGATCACCATCTTCACCTTTGGCTTTAGTCTTAGATTTTTGTTCACCTTCGCCATCAGTCTCAGCATCACCTTCATTTGAACCAGGTTGGGTTTCATAATCTTCATCACCCTCATCGGACTCAAAATTATCTTGAGGCATATTAGTCTGAGACTGTTCTTCTTTTGAATAGTCCCAAATCTCATTGGTAACTTTGAGAACATCATCCCATGTTTCACAGGTCTGAACACGTTCAACAAACTCCTGTTCTTTTGCATTGAATGCAACAGGAATGGTGTAGCCAGATTTTGAATAGATGTTCAAACGGTCAATGAACGACATTGTATTAACATCACGACCAGCCAGACCAAAGAAGTCTTTGTCCATGAGTTCATTGAAACCGTTGACAAACGAACGGCGCAGACCAGGATAACGGCGCTTTTGTCGTTTTTCAATACGTGCATCTTCAACTACATTCAAAAAGCCTTTGTAGTTTGCACCACGTTCATGTACAGCACCATGCCAACCATCGGCAGGAGTATCAATAGCGTGACCAACTTCATGACCCATTAGCAAGTCATAAAGGTCGCCTGACATTTGTTCCCAAATAGGACAGGTTAGAACACGATTTTTAGGATCAAACATTGCCGTTGGAACTTTGGCATGTTGAACGATAAGATTCTCGGTGGCCATGAGTTTGGCCAGACCGGACTTTTGATTTTGAATGTTACTCATTTGATAACCTCGTCAATCACTGAGTAACCATTATATATGGTTTGACGGGGTTTGTCAAGCACATCAGAAAAGTGTTGCAAAAAAGACATCAATACCTCCATATCAAACTGTACACACCATTATAACTGGTATGCTGGAGATTGTCAAGTTGCTTTTTTGCTAACGACCGACCTGCGGTAGGTACTTAGCCTTGGTCTCTTCCCACGATAGTTCAATTAAGTCATCATAAAACAGTGTTTCATAAGATACATTGTCTTTCTTCATCAACTGTTTGATACGACCTTTGGCATGTTTGTCTCTCCAGATACCAACTAATGAATCGTAGTCAGTAGGAAAGGCCTTGACTAATTCACTTTCTTTGATTCGGTCACAAAGAAAATCGTTTGTGTTTGTATACAATGAACTAAAGTAAATGCCACGTGCATGTTCAGAACGAATGAGTTCTTTAGGCACTTTCAGTTGTGAATAAGTAAAGTTCAAAGAACGATTCTTATGGTCACGTTTGTGTGGCTGACCACTTGGTTTTACCGCTTCATACCATTCAAAGTATTTGCGTGTGTGATTTTTTTTCAGCCATTCACGAATCTCATATCGTGTATCTTTTTCTGGTTCAAATGAAACAGAACCAGAGGTGAAACCCATTGGCTGCCAATGATCTAGATTATCATACTGTGATAAACCACCCGCCTTAGTTTTACCATAAAGAGAAGTTGTGGTAACACCAACAAGCACATCACCATAAACTCTTTTCCAGATATTTTGCACTTCATCTGACAGACACAACAATGCTAGTAGTTTACCACCAACATAGTTGAAGCCTAGTGGTTGAAAAGGTACAATCGTAGAACCAATAGCAGTATGATTAATCATAGCACCTTGTGTCTTACGTTCACGTGACCAACCAATAAAGTTATCACGTGGTGTCAGATCAAGAAAATCTGATGAGATACAAATCACACCAAGATATTTACCAGTAACATCGTCTTTGACAATAAAGTTTAGATTACGACCGATATTGGAATTGTTTTTCATCGTAGAGATGAATGTACGAATCGTATTCCAAGTTTCTGGTAGTTTCTTGTTTCTTTTCTTTGTGATTGTTACTGAAGAACCATCAATACCAGTTTTTGTAATTTCACCAGAATCATCGGTATACTCTAGAACAGGTTTAAGATTCAAATAGTCTTCAGCGGATTCTGGCACCCAAATATTTGATTTGACATCCTCAATAGATGCCGCTTGTGACAAATCAATTAGTTGTTTCTCAACACCAAACAATGTTGAAACTTCTCTACTAGGATATTTGTCTTGTACTTCACACCATTTCTGATACAAAGTATACTCTTTGACATCCATTTGTGAAACATAAGTCAACTCACGTATAACTTTTTCACGCAGGTAATCAACATCAATATCGGAAAAAGAACTGGCGGGATTTTTGTCCTGCCATTCTTGCCATTGTTGCTCTACAAATGTTTTCTCATCCATTTTTTTTGCTATTACGAATAATTTTTTTCACAAGTTTAGTTGCTCTTTGTCTTGCCATTCTCAGTGCTACGGGCTTCACATAGTTCGTATAATGAATTCCATTCATGTGGTCCATTTCATGCATAAAACAACGAGCCGTTAATCCATCAAGTCTCATTTCTTGTTTTTCACCATGCTCATTAAGAAATTCAACTTCAATCCAATCAGGTCTTTCTACATTTAAAAACAGACCTGGATAAGATAAGCATCCTTCTTTTTCTTTTACTTTATTGGCAGACATTATTTTTAGTTTAGGATTCAAGCATGTTAGTTGAAAGTCGTCCATACCAATAACAAACATTCTCTCAGCAACACCGCATTGGTTTGCAGACAATCCTAAACCAGAATACAATTTCATGGTAGTACGCAAACGTTTTGCCAAATGAACAATTGCGGGATTAGGAAAGTCTCCTTTATACTCAGGTATAGGAACACTCAACATAAAGTAATCTTCACCATGTACAGGCAAAGGATTTACTTTCTCTATTTGTTGTAAGCCAGCGGCAGTATCAATTGTTAGTATCTCACTCATTTCACCATCCTTGAAAAATTTTTGACTTTCTCAAATTTAATTGTATTTGCAAACTTATCTTGTAGTATGTCACCTTTATGGCTGATGACAAACAGATTTACACCTTCAAGTGTATGTAATATCTTCATCAAGTCTTCTGTGCCACTTGTATCTAAACTTGAATCAAACACTTCATCAAGTATCAATAGATTGGTATTGGTGGAGTTCTTTAGTTTTGCAACTGCTCTCCATGTCAACATCAATGCCATATCAATACGCTGTTTCTCACCTTCTGAAAAATTATGGTAAGAAAATTCATCACGATGCCTAGACTTAATTGTTTCTTTGAATGACTCATCAAGATTGAAGTTCACAAAGAAATCCATACTTGTCAGATACTTGTTCACCAATTTGTTTATTACTGGCAAATATTGCTTGATGATGTTTGTTTTGATGCCGGTATCTTTCAACAATGAAGAAGCAACATCGTAATATGCTTTATCATCCAACAACTGCTTCAGTTCATCTTGTGCTTGTTCAACCTCTTTCTTGATGGTATCTAATTCATCCTCATCAACGTCTTCTTTTGGCTTTTGTATTTGTTTGATTTGTTTTTCTAGTTTGATAATTGAATCATTCAAACCTTTGACACCAGTCTGTGTTGTCGCCAATTGAATGCGTACATTTGATAGTTCTTTTTCTTTTTCACGCAGTTCAGCAACTACATTTTCTTGATCTGTAATTTTTGTTTGTAATTCCGTCAAAGCACTAGCAAGTTCGTGTTCTTTTGTGCCAAGTTCTGTGAGTTGCCCTTCTTTAAACTCCATGGTAATGGCCTGCCTACAGGTTGGGCAATCAGCATTGTGTTCATAGAAACTTCTATCATTTCCCACTTTGGATATCTTGCTCTCAATTTGTGACTCAACTTTTTTAAACGCAGTAATCTTCTTTTCATTTTCAGGAATTTTAGCACAGACTTCGGATAAGGTCTGCTTGGTTTGTTCCAAGCTGTCAATGTCACCATGTAAGGTGCGAATGGTTTCTCTGTGCAGAAGTATCTCTTCCTCATATTCTTTTACCTTTGCTTCATTATCTTGATTGAGTTTATCTTGATGCTCTTTCTTCAATTGATACTTCTGCATCAACAAAGATATATCACTCTTTTTTGCTACCGTCAGGTCTTTATTGTTTGACAATCTTTCTTTGATTAGACCATTCATTGTAGAGAAAATCTGAATGTCTAACAAGTCTTCAATAATTGCTCTACGGTCGGCAGAAGACAACTGCATGAACGGCGTAAACGATGCTGAACCAAGAATAACGATCTGTGTGAAAGACTTGTAGTTTAGTTTGAGAATAAACCTCTCTAGGTAGTCTTGATAATCTCTTACAGCCGCATCTTGATTCAGCAAAACTTTATCTTGGTAGATTTCAAAGATGTTTGGTTTGATACCACGAACAATCTTGAACTCTTTGCTACCAATTGAAAACTCTATTTCAACTACAGCATCCCGATTGTTGATTGAGTTTACAAGATTTGGTTTGTTAATTGCACGAAAAGGTTTACCAAACAAACCAAAACACAAGGCGTCAAGCATCGTTGACTTACCAGAGCCATTCGTACCTACAATTAATGTATTAGCGTTACTGTTTAGTGCTATTTCGGTAAAGTAATTACCGGTACTTAACAGATTTTTCCAACGCAGTGTTTTAAATAATATCATTCAGTAGTGGTACTCAGTGCCTCAACATAAAGTTCCTGCATAATACTTTTTAGTTTAACAGGTTCTACATTGATTGTCAAGTTATCGATATACTTTGAAAGTATTGTCATGGTATCTTCTGCCTGATCAACTAATTCTTGGTCAATATCAGTTGTTGTATCGGTGAAATCTTCAACGACAGATATATCGGCAGCACCGGCTTTGTATATACTATCAATCACAATGTCAAACAAAAATGGATTTAGTTTGTTGATCACAACCACCTTGACATAACAACCCTCATAGATCGAATAGTCCATGAATGTTGGTTTATAACCTTCAGCGAAATTTTCTAGTTCATCATTATAATTTAACTTGTAAAACATTCTGTATGGGTTCTTGACAAACTCTTGTTCACGGGTATGTGTGTCAAAGATGACAAAGCCACGTGGGTCATTATAATCTGCCCATGTCATTTCATTTGGTGAACCAACGTAGTAAATGTGTCCATCATCAGAACGATGATGAAAATGACCAGACAAAACTATATCATACTTGTTAAACAGTGCCTTGTCAATACCCTCATGGCAAATATTACCACGATCCATTTCAAAGCCTGCTATTTCAAAATGACCAAAAACGATTTGTGATTTGGAGTCTTTTAGTCTTTGAGTGATTTCAACTTCGTTATCGTCACATATCCAAGGTACCAGGTCAATATCAATGCCGCCAAACTGCATTGTAGTAAAAGTATCCAGTACAGTAACATTATCATAACCGTTTAGAAGTAACTTTGAGGAGTTAACCTGAAGGGTGTTTTTGAAAGCGACATCATGGTTACCAAGGAATGTGATGAACGTGATGCCATTTTCTTGTAGTTTATCAAAGAAATATTTACGACATAGATAGAGTGAATTGAAGTTAATAAACTTACGGCGGTCGAAAAGATCACCAAGTTGTACAACGGTTGTAACATTGTGATCCTTTAAGTAGGGGAAGAACACGTTATCGTAGAACTTCTCTATGTATTTATGAAAGTCTAAAGAATCACCTCTCATACCGAAGTGAGTATCACCAAGCACACATATTTTCATAATATTACTCTACATCATCATCTAGAAATTGTTCAAGACCCTCCGACTTCTTTTCTTTTTTCTTTTTCTTATTTTCCTCAAAGTTATGAATGAACTCTGAGATGTTATCATACAACTCAAACTGCTTCATGTTACCATTTTCATCTTCATACATCTCACCCTCATCAAGCAAACCAAACTGTTGTGTGGCTTTATACTTCACATACAGTTGCTTCTTCTCACGCATAATTCTACGCAGAAAAGCATAGTAAATTATCTGTGTGAAGTAAGCAAATGGATTCTTTGATTTGGCAGGATCAAAGTTACGAAAATACATCAGACAGTTTTCAACACCATCTGATATCATCTCATCACGGTATGTGTATGAAATAAAGTTTGGCTTACGTGATAGGTGTTCTGCAATCTTTAGAAAGCATTCGCCAATGTAATCTGGTATCTTTGGCTCTGGTTTATTTTCTTCTTTAGCAGTGGCACATTCTGTACGATACTTAACAAGTGCTGCTAGAAAATCTGCATTATTAACGTAATGATTTGCTGTTGTCATTATACATTACCGTAAATGTTATTCTTCAAGTATGTATAGCCCTTGATAAGTTCTTCTACACCATCATCTAGTGTATGATAAGGTGCCCAACCTGTTGATTCTAGTTTTTCATTTGACACAATATAGTTACGTTGATCTGGGTCTTTTTTGATATCACCCCCTACCACTGTGAAAGTAGGAATATGTTTCTTGATAATGTCACAGAGTTCTAGTTTAGATACATTTGCCGATGACAAACCTACATTATAGATATTGCTCTTCATGTAATCAAACTGAAAGAGTGCATGTAAGAATGCTTCACATACATCACGTACATGAATGTAGTTACGTTTGAAATGACCTTCAAAGATAATTACATAGCCATCATTGACTGCACGATAGACCAAATCATTTACTAGTAAGTCTGAACGCATACGTGGTGACATACCAAACACGGTAGCAAGACGGTAACTGATTGAGTTCTCACGCTCCATCAATCTTTCTTCTACTGCAACCTTATCAATCGCATACTTAGAGATTGGCCGCAGTGGTGATTCTTCTGTGCAGAAATTGTTTTCATCACCTGTGCCATATGCTGAATTGGTTGTAGGCATAATGATACGCTGTTCATTTGAAACAGCATTTAACATCCAGAACATTGCATCTTTGTTTGTCGTGTCTGCACCAACAACATCTTTATTACACAGCGGCGCACCAACAAGTGCTGCAAGTGGTATAACAACATCTGCTTTTTTCAACAGAGGCGTCATATGATATGGATTACGAATGTCTCCATTTACAATGGTAAGTTTTTTGTTTTCACAAAGATGATTCAGTCCAGTTTGCTTGTACATGAAGTTGTCAATGACAGTCACTTCATGTCCTGTCTGAAGTAAATACTCTGTTAAAATGCAGCCAATATAGCCAGCGCCGCCAGTCACCAATATGTTCATATTATACCCTATTCAGTACAGTTGTGATTTCGTCAATTGCCATCTTACTTAATGTTGGATAGTTACCAATGTAGAACGAATAAAAGTGCATGTGATCAGTGTTTGGAAAGTTCTTGTAATGATCTTCTGGCACAATGTTCTTCAAGTATGGTTGACGCAGTTGATTGCCGCCACCAGCAGAACCACGACGAAACTCAATTTGTTCATCACGCATCTTACCCATCAATCTTTGAGCAAACTCTTTGTTTGCATACTCTGGCTGCAATACAATGTTAAAGGCATAGTTGCTGCAACCAATCAATCTAAAATCAACCTTATACTTTTTCTGGTCTAGTTTAGCCAAAAAGTAAAATAGATTCTCATTACGTAGTCTAACATTTTCATCCAAATGTTTCAACTGATTTTGACCAAGTATACCGCCAATCTCATTGTTACGCATGTTGTATGCTGGATAGGCAAAGATAAAGTCAGAGTTCAACTCAGGGTACTCTGCCTTATACTTCTCGGACATTTCTTCTGATGCACACTCACGAACCATACCGTGTGAACGAAGCATACGAACTGTGTGATATACTTCAGGGTCGTTTGTACATACCATACCACCTTCAATGGTAGACATGTGATGTGCAAAGTAGAAAGAGAAGTTAGACATCCAACCATAACTACCCAACAGTTTACCGTTGTGTGTTGCACCATGTGATTCACAGACATCTTCAATCAAAGGTATGCTACGATGACGTAGAACTTCCAATACTCTGTCAGATAAACAATCAAAACCTTGTGCATACGTAATAAACACTGCTCTTGTTTTATCAGTGATTGCATTGAGTATGCCAAAATCATTCATGCCAAGTGTATCCAAATCAATGTCAACAAATACTGGTGTGAAACCACATTGAATAATAGATGCGATATCAGATACCCATGTGAATGGTGGCACAATCACTTCACCACCTTCTGGATGTTTGATCTTCAACATTGTCATTGACAATAGATTAGCAGAAGCACCTGAGTTGACAAACACAGAATATTTTACACCAAGCCATTTACTCCATGCTTCTTCAAAAGCACGGCACTCAGGACCATTTGTAAGTTTAGGATTATCTTTTTTAAGATGTTCTATTACCAAATCTAAATCTTCTCTAGTAATATTGTCTGACATTAAAGGATACTTCATTCTCACTCCATTATAATTTTAGAGCCTTCAAAATCAAATCTGAAGGGCACCCATACATTAATTTCTGGTATTGCTTGTCTTATCTTCTCATGTGCATCAGGCGGTGCAAGAAACATAAAGAATCCACCACCACCCGCACCCATCAATTTACCACCGTATGCACCAGCATTCATTGCTTTATTGTATATTGTATCTATGTAACTAGTTGTAACACTATCCGTGAGTTCTCTTTTCCGTTTCCACTGATAGTCTAACAACTCACCTATGTTTTCTATTTTACCATGATTTTCAAAAATATACAATGCATTATTTGTGACTGAAGTTATTTCTTCCAATAACTTTGTAGACTTACCCTCTTTGATAGCATCAATTTGGTGTTTGGCGTGAACACTTGAAAATCTATCAATGCCTGAAAAACCTAGCATGATATGTTCTTCTAGGTTGAGTGTATAATCATCTTTAATTCTTAGGTCACGAACATTGATACCCTCATCAGATAATTCAATGACACGAATGCCACCATAAGCCGCCATGATTTGGTCTTGTACACCAACAGACTCACCAATACAGTTCTGTTCTATATTGATAGCATCAATTGCAAGACCATACGGCGTTGGCAATTTTTTCTTTGAAGCCAGTATGGCGTGAATCAATCCAACAGTAAATGAAGAACTTGATCCAATGCCTGAACGAGCAGGTAAATCGCCGTCATGGCTAATAGAAATCCCATTAGGTATATCATAGTATTTCAAACACTCCCTTACAGAAGGATGATCTATTTGTGAAATATCTGATACGCTTTCAATTTTAGAATAGATAACTCTATTCACATAGTCAAAGTAAGGCGGTAACTTCTTTAAACTTATATAGCAGTAGTGTGCCATGGCAGCAGATATGACCTTAGAAGGTCTGTTTTGATACCATGCTGGATAATCTGTACCACCACCAAACAAAGAAAGACGATAAGGAGTTCTAGATATAATCATTTTTCGTTATAGTAGTCTCCGTACTCTACAAGTATCGTAGCAATACCATCTTTTCTTTCATATGCCTTTGTATATGCAGGCATAATATCTTCTGGTTCTTCTAGTCTTATCACATCAACATTTTCACACAACATTCTAAAAGCATCGGTGTAATCACCGACATGTTGGTGTTGTGGGTGCAAAGGTCTTTCTGAGCCAATACTTGTACGAATGATGATACGTGGTTTGTAATCAGACATCATCGTAATTTTATCAACATGATTGACAAGTTGATTTGTTGCACAGATTAAAAAATTCCATCGTGGATAAATGCTCACAGGAATAAAACCAGCAAGTGCAAGACCAAGTGTCATACCCATTTGTGTGTCTTCAAACACAGGCATTTCTAACAACTGTTCTTTTGGTACATCTTTCAATGTGTTTGTCATGGCAGTGCCAGCATACTCAACTGCTTGACCCATGAACATTACACGTGAATCTTTTGACAGCATCTCCATTGCTGCTTTGAGTTCTTCAAAGTATTTCAAAATTGCACCCTCATTCCTGCACCAGCATGTGGATATTTGGTTTCATATTCATAGTAATAAATGTATTCTTGGTCAAGATGTTTGTATAATGATTGATTTAAACCCCATGTCTTCATCGTGTCTGTACACACTGACTTACCATTGTCTTCAACAATAAACTTGATAGGCAAATTATTAGCCATGCTGTACTTTAAGTTCTCAGAAAAGACGCCCGATTCAGCAGTCATGTCACCAACAAAACAATAAACTTTTGTATCAATCTTTTTTCTCTTCATAGCCATTGCAGCACCAACAGCAATTGGTATGTTACCACCAACGATTGCTGATGAGTAGATATTGAATTCTGGATAGCACAGTGAAATTGATTTGCCTTCCAAAATATCTTTTTCTATTTGTTCTGGTGGTACACCTTTCAGCAAACATTGATAGTGTGAACGCCATGAACAGAACACCCAATCTTTTGAACGAATATCTTTAAAGATTTTAATCAGTTCATTTTCATTGCCATAGTAAAGATGAATTGGCGCACGAATACGAGCATTATTAAAATGCTCTGCCATCTTCTCTTCAAATTCTATAAGTTCTTGCTTAGTCACCTAGTATCTTCCTCTTCAATTTAATCTTTGACATCTCTTGAATGTTCTGTCTTGATTGTGTGCCAAATTTATTCTCAACAAGATTTAGAAATGGTTCATGTGAAAAGTATTTGTGCCATGCTTCATCACGAAACTTTAAAACTTCAGCACCAGTTAGTGCTTTTGTTCTGAGTGGTTTACAATCATATGAAAGAAATGCAAACTCTTCAAATGTCTCTGGCAATTCCCATTTATTATTAATTGCTTCCATGTATAGTGGACTGCCAGGTAATGCCATTGCTGCATAGAAGTTTGCATGTTCACAATTCAACTCAAGTGCAAGGTCAAGTGTCTCTTGCATTGTTTCTTGTGTGTCTTCTGGAAAACCAAACATGTAATTACCAAGTACGTTGATGCCTGCATCTTTGATATCTTGTACAACTTCACGAATGTCAACTTGCTTAAAGCGACCTTTATCAATCTCTAAACGAACTTGTGGATTACCTGCTTCAATACCAAGTGCAAGCCAATTAACACCTGCTTCTTTAAATAGTTCAAGTTGATCCTTGCGAACAGAATCAACACGTGCATATGCCCAAAAGTTAAACTTCATACCACGATCAACAAGACCTTGTAAAATAGGCACATAGTATTTCTTGTTCAGAAAGAACATTTCATCAGTCAAACGAACTGTACGCACACCGTTTTCCCACAGAAACTCAAATTCTTTGAGCATCAATTCTGGTGAAAAGAAACGCATACCACGTGAGTCTGACGATACTGTACCTTGCTGATACGATGTACGATTCACGATGTTGATCATACAGAAGTTGCAACCAAATGAGCAGCCTAATGATGTTGAGATTGCGGCAAACGGTGTACGATCTTCATCTAAGAAGTTTGTATGCCAATAATGTGCCCTGTACTTGTCTAAAAGATTTGTTTTCTTTGGTAGCAAATCCCATGCATAACCAGGCATTACACGATCCATGTCTTCTGTTTTGACAATTTCTCCTGGTGCACCTGTTGCAGCAAAGCCATGCTTCTTATAAACAAGACCACGAACTTTATCCAAGTGATCTTTGTAGTTTGTTTGAAGTAGGTCTAGTAAACCATATACACCTTCATTGATGAATACAAAATCAACATAAGGTAAACCAATCACATCATACGGCAATGCAGATGCATGAGAGCCAATGAATACAGTTTTGATTGAAGGCCGAATGAGTTTGAGTTGTCTTGCTAGTCTTGATGCACCAATCATCATTGTGGTGCCTGAGTTTGGATTTTGTCCATAAAGAACAAACACTGCTATGTCTGTATTCGTAGCAGAGATACGATGAGCCGAATGCTCAAGGTCTGGTGATGGGTCCGCATCAAAGTCTAAGATACAAGGATCATGTCCTTCTTTACGAACTGCTTGCGCCAAAAGGAGTGCCCATGTCGGCGGCTCAATAGCCGAATATTTTTGTGACAGGTCCTGATAGGCCTGCTTGGCACTGCTTGGTATCACAAATGTCACCACTTTTGACATAACAAAAATTCCTATTAATGAAGTTTTTTATTCTTTGCTTCTTGTATGCTTTGAATAACTTCTTCTATGATTTGATGTTGCACATCTTCTTCTTCTTGCTCTTGTTCTTCTAAGAGATTATCAATCATCTTATCTGAATCTGCCATCTCTTCAATTGTTCGCTCAACAAGTTTGTCATAGTATCGTATCATTGATTCTTTAGGCTCTACAACAGTCACGATGTCTGAATAATAAATCATCGCAGAGTTTTCTTTGATCAACTCTACTGGTAACCATGGCATCATCATCATGACCGTTTGACCTGTAGGTAAACGACGAAACACAATACGCATAGGATCGTTGATTTGTATTTGATCAGAATTCTCTTCTTCAAACATAGAAGCCATGATATCTTCACCAGATTGCATTCTTATAAGTTTGACGTTATGCATTCTTGACCTCTATATTGTAAAACTTGTACTTAAACTTTTCTTCATCGTATATCCTAACACGTTCTTGCAAGTGTTGCAAGGTATAGTTTACATGTTTACCTATACGAAAGTCATCGGCTATATCATAGAGAACTGCTTCACTTTTGTTATCACCTATTCTTAGACCTCTACCAATTGATTGTAGATTTCTAACCCTTGACTTAGACGGTGATGCAAAGATGACATTATGTAGATTGCGAATGTTGATACCCGTACTAAAGGTACCGTATGATGCCACGATAATGGCATTGTTTTGTTTTTCGGTAATAGCACGAACTTGTTCACGGACATCAACGTCTGTGCCACCATAAACAAAAAACACATGACGATTGGTGGCCTTTTCTTCAATCATCTTGTGTAGATGTTTACCATGCTTCTCTACTAGATTGAATAGTATAAGTGAGTTGCCTTCAAGTGACAATGCAAGATTACGTATGAATTCATTTCTTGCGGTACTTCTTACTATGTAGTCTATCTCAGATTGATAATCCCAACCTCTAGAGAGTTTACACACCTCTTCAGAATATTTCAGTACCAGACACTTAATACGGAAGTCTGCCAGTTGTTTATTCTCAATCAGTTTAGCAGTAGTGGTAGACTGATACACAGGACCAAATAGTCCTTCTAACACTAGTTTGTGAGTCTGTGTGCCGTCAACTGTACCTGTGCAACCAATACGATATGATGCATTCTTCAGACCAGTCATAATGGTAGTCAATGACTTTGCTTTGAACTGATGTGCTTCATCACCCAATACAAAATCAAATTGCTCAAAGTATTCTGGTGGATTCTTGTAGATAGATTGCCATGTGGTAATGGTTAGAAACTTATCTGTGTGCTTCTCTTTGCCTGAATACTGACGATGACAATAAGTGTCTGCATCATAACCATATGACTTGAAATCGGAATACATTTGCTCAACAAGTGATGTTGTTGGTACAATCAGTAATCCTTTTCTGTAATCTTTGTATTGTAAATACCGAAGAATAAGATACTGTATCAGAGACTTACCTGAACCAGTGGGTGATAACAACAACATTCTCTTTCTTCTTACGGCAGTAATGAATGCTTTGTATTGATACTCCCTTACACCTTCTGTTATAATGGTCTTGTCCAAATGAAGTTGCTCCAAAAACTCATTGGCCTCCAATGCTGAAAAACTCTCTGTATTGTTTACAGCAGCATCAACCTCAAGTTTGTAACCTCTTTCTTCACAGAACTTTTCAATGTAAGGTACAAGTCCATGGTAGATAGTGTATGTTCGTAGGTCAGCAAGTCTTATCTTACCATCCCAAAGACGATTCTTGTACGCTGGCATGAATTGATAACCAGGTACAAAGAATGTAAAGTAGTCTGCAAGTTCTTGTGCGACACTTTTCTCACACGTAAACCTGATGAATGCTTCATTTTGTTTATATAATATTAAATCAAACACCTTGTATGAATTTTTCCCAGTCAATGAATGAACGAAGTTCCCATGTTCGGTTGTTCAATTCTTTTAATATTGCCTGACAGACTTCAACAATTTCTTCATGCAACAACTTCTTTGCAAGGTACTTATTGATATCTTCATCCGCTTCTAAGTATGTATTGATCTCAGATTTGAGTGTAAATGGAAATGGCTGCCAACCATATTTGGTCAAATCTTCATCATCAAGTCTACCTGTATAGTATTCCCATTTCAACTTACGCCATTTGTTGTAGTTGAACTCTGCTTCTTTGGCTAGTAACCGATGTGAAGAAAGAATGTTCAGATACTTTGAGTGAAGTTTGGGAATATCAATCAGTGCTTTACCTGGTTCAGTGCGGTCAATGTTAGAATCCGCAGTCCACATTTGTAATACTTCGTCAAGTTTGCTCATATTATACCTCCTATTAGGAGTATATCACAATTAAAATAATTTTTCTACGTTATAATAGGTAAATCTGAATGTAGCGTCTGCTGTGATGATTGTATCTGGTGTGTCAGTAGAAGACATAACAAAACCAGATAGTGAAATTGGAAATAAATCTTTGAAGTTGAAACGGTAATAAGGTTTGTTTGATGCAGAAAGAATAGTCACTGCACCATCAGAATACTGTGGAGTCTTTGTTGGTATTGCTGAAGCAAATTGATTTAGTTTTGACAAATTCTGATATTCTTCATACTCAGTTGGGAATGTTACTGCACGAAGCCAGTCATGTACTTCTAACCACGACAACATTTCAGCATCAACAATAAAGGTAACATTCAACACATCATAGATTGCTTTTTCACCAGGAGCATACAGTTCAACAAATGGGTTCTGTACAGGAATTTCTGAAGTAGAAAGACCAGGTAAAGAAATTGTTTGAGTAAAGTATTGCAGATTCGGTGTACGAGCCAGATTCAGCGTAAACTTATTCGGCTGTAACGAATTTGGATTTGTAGGGTTACGTGTAAGGACTGTCATACTCTTATTTATGCACCATAAAAAAAGAGGCTCCCGAAGGAGCCTCTCTAAATCCCACTCTACGGTGGTTATTTAATTACATCAGGTTTGCAATACGGAAGCCACGGTAGTAGTTGTTGCTCTGTGTTGTCAGAGCGCCGAGGCCTTGATCTGTACCTTCTGCGAATGGATTTGCTACCAGACCGTAACGAGTCTTGAAGCCAATCTTTGGCTGGAATGTACCAGTATCAACTGCACGAACCATTTGCAGCGGTACGTATGGGCAGTAGAACATACCAGCATCGTATGCGTTTGTGCCTTTGTAACCAACTACAGCAAATTCGGATGTCGAACCAACTGGGAAGTATGGATCGATGTAAACTTTGATACGACCGAAGATTGTACCAGCAAATGTATTACCAGTATCGTCAACTGTCAGTGATACTTGACCAGCAAGTGCTGAGTTATAGTCAAGGATACCAGCCATCGCCAAAGCAGATGCTACGTCTGAAGAACAGATAACGATGTTACCTTTTCCACGACGGGTTGTCTTAGCGATTTGGTTTGCTTCACGCTCAATCTGGAATGCCAGACCTTTGATCTTTTCAACCATCCAACGACCGTTTGAGTCTGTGTCAAGGTTGAATGCGCCTCTAGTTGTTGTACCTGCTTGGCAACCTGGCTTAGCAATCTTGTAGATTGTACGGATAACTTCACGGTTGATTTCAGCAAGAATTTCAGCGGACAGAATGTTAGCCAGTTCTGTTTCAGCGTCAAGACCATGAACTGCTTTCAAGTCTTGTGCCAGTTCCATTGAGTATTCTGCTTTCAGCGCACGTGTACGGGCTGTTACAGTGACTTTCTCAATTGAGAATGCCATTTCTTGGAATGTGTTACCAGCAGCGCCATCACCCAGTGCTTCAGCAGAACCAGTTGTCATAGCACCAGTTGGAGCAGCGTTACCTGTAAACAGATAATCTGTTGTGTTACCAGCGATTGTCATTGAAGAAGCAACGATTGCACCGTTAGCACCCGAGAATGCTGTGTTTGCTTCGTTGTAGAATGCTTCGTTACCGCCTTGTGATGCATACTTAGTACGCATTGCAAAGATCAGACCTGTAGGACCTGTCATTGGCTGAACGCCGCAAACGTCATAAGCGATCAGGTTAGGCAGTGAACGACGAACCAGGCTGATCAGGATTGGATCGAAACCAGCAACTGGACCAGCAGCAGCAGAACCGCCACTAAAACCACCTGTACCAGCAAAGTTAGTTGGTGAACCAGTTTCACTCAGAATACCTGCTTCTTTCATCATTTCTTGAGCTTGGTTCTCAAGAATTACCGCTGTAACGGCTTTACGATATGGGTCAGCAATTTTTGGCATATCTGGATGATCCAGTACACCTTCCCATTTGTTTTGTAGATTTTCAGACAAATACATCTTTGTATCTCCTTAGTTTATTATTTAAATTTTTGTTCTTGAAATTGCATTAACAACCGAAGCAACGTATGGATCAGCGGATACTTTCTTTTCGCTACCATCGTCTTCTACTTCTTCATGAAGTTGTGCAACATCGGCTTTTTTAACGCCTGATGGGAAGTAATTCTCACGAATTGTCTCAAGTTTTTCTACGAACTCTTCCTCTGTGGAGAATTCAACACTCTCTGCAAGTGACTTGATTTTTTCTACTTGAGTTGCTGTGAGACCTTCGCAAACTTCATTTACTAGTTGTACTTTAATTGCTTCAGTAAGTTGTTTCTTGTACTGAATATTGGCTTCAATTTCTTCATTCAATTTAACTTCCAGTTCTTCGACTTTAGATGCAAGTTCATCTACCAGTTCGACTTTATCTTCTGGAACGTTGATGTAGTTTTCGGCAAACAGATTACGCAAACCAGCAATAAAGTCTTCAGTGATTTCGGAACGCAGACCGCTTTCAATAGCGATTTCGTTCTCTTGCATCCACTGCTCTACTACGTAGTTTAGGTAATCATCTACCTTTTCTGTAAGTTCAGATTTGATTTCTTCAAGAGCCTCGGCTAACATGCCAGCATATTCTGCTTCCATTTGTTCTTGAATCTGTGCAACACGGTCAAATACACGTGCTTCAAAGATTGTAGCAGCCTTTACTTTGAAGTCTTCTGAAATGTTTGAATCGTCAGCAAACAATGAAGCAACATCTTCTTTCATTTGTGCTTTCATTTCTGCGATTGCTGATTCGTCATCAATCAGTTCTTCTTCTTCGTTGGTTTGTTCAGGCATCATTGCTGTACCTGTACCCGCTTTCATGTTCTTGTCGCCAAGTTGAACATCGCTTGATGCAGCAGAAGGCTTAGTTGTAGGTGCTGTTGCACTCTTAGCACTACCTTTGCTTGACAACTTGTTAGAATCATCAGTAGGTTTGTTGTTCTGTGGTGTAGGACCGCCTAAGTCTTCAGGTGTTCCAGGATTGCCTGGAGGTGTATTCTGAGTTAATTTAGGCATTGGCATACCAGGAGCAGATGACTTGCTTCCTGCAAGAATTTCTGCCGCTGCTTCCATGAGTTTGTTTGTTGCCATTGAATATCTCCTTATGATTTCTTATTTATAAATTTTAAAGTTTTCGTAGGAAGTTTTCGAAGAGTTGTAATCCGACAGATTCAACATCTCTGCGTGATGCTTTACGAATTTGCTGTTTAGCATAGTCAATATGTGACTCGACAAACTTACCCTCTACGAACATCCATTCTTTGTTTTCCATGATGCCCTGAACAAAAGCACCGGGAGCAGAAGGGTCAGCAACGATATCAGCAGCAGTTGCAAGGCGCAGGTCATCTTGTACTAGATTATAACCTTCTTTTGTCATTACGACAGAACCCAAAGCACGTGATGAAACACCAAGACCGACACCAGACTCAATGAGATTCTTGGCGATCAAACCATATGGTGTTTCCATGATGAGTGCTTTACCGACAAATGTATTACCATTCTCTACCAAACTTGTAATCTTGTGTGACACACGTTCTAGATTCAGTGATGGTGTATCTGGATGTCCCAGTTCACCAAGCGCACGATTTGTGTTGATATACTCTTCGGTATATCGTTCAACTTCATTGCGAAGTGTGTCCATTTTGTACATACGATTGTTACGGTTGACTGCATCGCCAACCAAAAATATACCTTCAATGTAAAGATTCTTTTTACCGTCTTCTGTTTTTTCGGTAAGATATCTTACATTCTCAATATGTTCTTTAATAAGTTTCATTAGATTGATACTCCTGTATATGGATCAACATTGTATGTTGCATACTTGGCCAAGTGTAAAATAATTGTGCCGCCAGTATTGATTTCAATTACAATGCTTTGAGTGTTATTGTTTGCGACCGAATATCCATAAGAATCAAAATCCATGTCACCACCATTTTGGAGTGCTAACAAAGGTATACCATTTCGTGTGATACGGATGTTACCATTTGTTGACCACAAAACATGTTTAATGTCGGCGGCGGTAACAGTTTCGGTTGTAGCATTTGCTCTTAAATTATTGAGAGTGATCGTGTATGTACCAGGATCCACTGCTCGTACAATTGATGAACCTCTTAGAGTATTCGTAATTTCAAATGGCATTTTATTTTAGTCCCATAGCTTGACGACGACGCATTGACATTTTTCTTTTCATCAACGTGCGTCTTAGTTTACTTTTTCTTGTTGTTTTCCAAGAACGTTTTAACAAACGTGCTTTGCGTAATCTTACTGTTGCAGGTATGCGCTTTATTGTATTACCAGAAATACGGTAACCTTTTATTCCTGATTTGCGTACATTTCTCTGTACAACAATTCTACCTTTTTTATTGCGACGAATGCGGCGGCGTACCTTTGTAATACGACCCATCTTTTGAATGTTTGGATTGCGTTTCTTAGCCGCTTCCTCTAACACTTCTTCGTCAACTTCAATCTCTTCAAACATTGCATCAACGACATATGGCTTTGCTTCTTCCATACGAACAGAAGCAATGTCGTTCAGACGTTCAAAGATTAACTCTTTGGCTTCGTCTAATCTATTTTGCAGAATTAGTTCTACAAAACTCATATAGTTTTCCGAATGTTGCTACAGATTCAGTTAGTTGTTGCCAAAAGATTTCTTTACTATCTTCTTCTAACTGACCGTATGTGTTTATGATTTGTTGTTTTGTTTCTTCGTTTAGAGAAATTGTATTGCCATCATTCAGCATCAATTCTTCTGCTTCTACTAGTTCTTTAATGTATTCTTCTGCTTGAACTGGAGCATCAACCATTGGACCATAAGGAATGCTAAATGCTCTTTTTATTTTATCACTCCAATACAGAGCAATACGTGTGCCGTCTGGATACAATCTTACCGCTTTACGTTTGATTACCAAAACCACTGGAGGGTCTGGTACCAATGGTGTATCCATACGTGCTTCTTCAAGTTCCACTTCCTCACGAACTGCTTGTCTTGCTTTACCGTAAATCTGTTTACTTGAAACTAAATCTACCATGCGATTGAAAAGATTACGCATGATCTCACGATCAGCACTGTTGAACTGTGGGCGTTCTTCACCCATCTTATCCAAGATTTTGTGAATACGAGCCAACTGTGCTTTGTTTGCAAGACCAGCACGAACAAGTGCATCAAACTTAGAGTAGTCTTGCTTCTCTTCTTCTACGATAGATTTAAATTCAAGTAATGATTTCATTCTTGCTCTACGGCTTCTTCACTGTCGGTAACTTCTTCGTCGCCTTGCTCTTTCCCGCCAAATAAAGTTGCAGCCATTTCTTGCTTACGGCCTTGGAGCGCATCGAACGCTTTTGCGGATAAAACATTTTCTATACCTTCTTTTGCGGCGGCGCTATCACCAGCGGCAATATTGTTGACAATATCTTTTAATTCCATAATAACCTTCCTTATCTGCGTCTATTATTTATACTGACAACCGATTTACTTACTTCATCATCTAAACCAGGTGTCAATGACTCTTCTTCTTCGGCATTTTCTACCGTATTATCTTCTGGCTCTGCTTGTGGTTCAGCACCTTGTGGTGGTCCACCTAAAACAGGACCTTGCATGTCATCAGGCAATGTGTCTTTTTCTTTTTGAATCTCTTCCTGCATTGCTTCAATTTCTTCATCCGTCATCATGAGAATCTTATTCATCACATAATTGTTAGAGAAGTAACGACCAACAAATGGATCAACTTGACTTACCATTTGCAATCTATTTTGTAGCAACTCTGCTTCACGCAGTTCGGTAAAGTTATTGTCTTTACGGAAGTCGTAGTAGATGTCTTCTTTGAATTTATCCCACTCTTCACGTGTACAAATACCTTTGAGTACCAGTTGTACTTTCAATGCTTCGTCAAAGATTTGTGAGAATTTATTACGCAGACGAATGACAAACTTGGCAAACTTTAATTCATCACGGGTAACTTCTTGTGAACGACCAAGACCTGCTAACCCACCTTCTTGTGATTCAAGTCTTGAATATGGTACGTTTAGAGATTGTAAAAGTTTCTTTTGAAAATATTTTACGTCTTCTAGTTCACCTAAGTTTTGACCAGCAGGCAATGTAGTAATCTCTGTACCCTTACCACCTTCACGGCGTGGCAGCCAGAAGTCTTCAAGCATTGACATGTGCTTACGTTCGTCACGAATTTCACCTGTGTTGGCATCGTAAACTAATTTGTTACGGTACTTGATCATGATGTCACGCAGATATTGTTCTGCTTTACCACGTGGTAAGTTACCAACGTCAATGTAGAAAATACGGCGTTCTGGCGCTCTTGAAATACGGTAGATAACAATCGCATCTTCAATCATACGCAACTGATTGAGTGGCTTGATTGCTTTGTGTAGATATGAAATAACAAATGTATTCTTAGCATCCATCAAACCAGAATTCACATTGATGATAGCATCTGGTGCAATACGAATACCTTGACCTACGTTTGATGTAAATGTCTGTGTCGTGGTACCACGATCATTGTAGACATAGTATTCAGCAACCGATACAACAACCATTGCTCCTGTTTTTGGATCACGGTCTTTCTTAATCTCACGCACTTTACGAATCTTGCGTGGATCAATGTATCTAAGTTCTTGAATACCTTCTTTAGGATTCTTATCGTTGACTACGATATGATAAAAAACACGGCCATCAATATACCAACGTTTGAAAACATCATCGGCCAAATTACTAAAGTTCAACATCTTCAATACATTGTTGAACTCTTCAATAATTTTCTTTTTGATTGTTTCAGGTTGTTTTAGATTGTCAAGCACGATGTCAACTACTTTACCCTGATCATCATGTGTGATGGCTTCATTGACGATTTCATCAATTGCCATTTGACATTCTGGGTGATTTGACATCTCACGATATCGTGTGATAAGTTCTATTTCGTTGCGAACAGAACCTTCAAGATCAACATATGTACCGTAATACGCATTTTGCGTAACGGTAACCGCACCATCATCTACGGTTGCGGAAGGCAGCGCAAAGGATGCCTGCTCAGGCTTTTCAGCCTTGACGACATCCTTCGAGCCTATTGTAAAGCCGAAAAGTTTAATTGCCATTAAAAATCATCCTATATTAAAAAGTAGGGCAAATGCCCTACTCTTAGACCACACCGTCTGCAACTGCTTCCCACCACTGGTAGGTTAGCGTTACAGAAAACTCTTCAATCGTATCATTTGAACCCCAATCAACATCAATTGGAGTGATGTCAGAAGGGAACATTCCTACAAATTTATATTTTTTGATAGTATTACCCGCTTTACCAAATTGCGTAACTTCACCATCTTGTGTGTAGCCTAATGGTGTAGTTGCAACTGGATTGCGAACGTTTAGATTGTGGCTATTGATGCCATTCATCCAACGTTCAAATGCATTGCGAACAATAAAGTCTTCATCGTTGATGATTGTTACTGTCCAATCAGCAAAAGTACGATTACCCACAAACTTTAATTCACGGCCAAAGTATTGTACAGGTACAACACCCAGAGTTGAACCTGGAAGTTGTGCTGTCTTACACATGAACGTCATTTTTGTTTGTGCGTTTCCTGGTATTGAGAACGCAGGAAACGGCATACTTACCTCAAATAGATTTGGGCGGGCACCGTCACCTGTTAATTGTGAACGGAACTGATTTACGTTAAATGCCATTTAATTTTCTCCTGTTTCTCTTTTATTTAGACTGAACCTACTACCTCATTGAAACTTACACCTGTGCGTACTGCCACGAAGTTAAGTTGAATGAAGTTGATAGAACGAGCAGGTTTGATGTAAATGTCACCAACAAATTCATTACGGTCAATAATTTCTGCTGTGTTATTAGTGTCATCGCAGACTACACGGAAGTCTGTGATACCACGACGACCTTGAACATCACGCAGGTAGGGTTCTACAAGAGCGACAAACTGGGCACGTGTGAACTGATCGTTGAATTCAAACAGAGAGAAACGTGCTGCACGTGCAATTGCTTTTTCAATTGTGATAAACAAACGACGAACATTAATGCGGTCAAATGCGCTTGGTTTTGCAAGCATTGTTTTGTCACCATACAGAACAGTACCTTCACCTGGGAAAGAAACAACAGGGTTAATGCCTTTTAGATACAGTGTATCACGTTCTGCTTTAGTTGGATTCCAAGCAAGTTTGATTACATTTTTGATTTGACCACGATTCATACCACCAGGTGAGAACCAAGGGTCACGTTCGTTATCTGTACGTACACACAGACCGGCAATATCACCGTTCAATGGAATCCAACGGTAAACATCGTTGTACTTGTCGTATTGATATTTGTATCCAGAATCAATTACTGCATATGAAGATGATGTCAATGCATCACGGAATGCTGTAACATCGGTTGCTTCAGTTCCGGCATTATCAACAACGTCTGCTTTTTCTGGTGAAATGAATGCAACACAGTCTTTACGAGTTTCTGCAACATTGCTAATAACATGTGTAGCAATTGTGCTGTTACCTGTACCAGTTACGAGCAATGATACATCAACTGCTTCAGCATTCTTAAACAGGTCCCAACCAGAAGTGATTTGTGATGAACCTACTGAGCCATCTGCACCATTTGAGAACGAGTATTCTACATTTGCTGTTGTTGTTTTGAATGCCGATGCGTTAGCAGTAGAACCCCATGCAGTACCAGAACTCAGATTTGCTGTTGCTGGATGTGCAACCCACCATACATATTTTGATTTATTTGAAATAACATTCTTATAGTAGTTGCTATTACCCGAATCATCTTTAGCATCTGATGCTTTTGAAACGAATGCGTATTTTTCAAGAACTGTACCTGCTGTACCTGACCACAAACCATCTTCGTCAACGACAACAATATGAACTTCGTCGTTTGCACCACCACGGCTTGCAACGTATGATGATGTTCCAGTGTTTGCGTTAAATTGTGAGCGATATGGCCATGTTGCAAATGTTCCCAAGTCTGCCACGGAAACTTTTAATGAGTTGCCTAATGCACCAGGGAATTTTGCTGCCCAACCACCGTATGCACCATCGGCATACCCGCTGTGATTGTCTGTCCAGTCGTCTTCGTTTCTGATTACTAAAGCACCACCATTTGCAGTAGCGTTGTTAGCACCACCTGGTGTGGCACGAACGATTTTTAGATTGTTACCATATGCTAGGAAGTTCGCTGCGGAGAACCAATATTCATAATTTACGCTATCTGGTTTACCGAATGTGTCCACTAGACGAACTTCATCGGAAATAGTTGTGACTACACCACATGGTCCCCAATTAAAAGGTCCTGCAAAAGCGCCAGTAGAAGTGGCAACTGAAGGAATAACTGTAGTCAGATCGATCTCTGATACATTCACTCCAGGTGATAATTGAAATGCCATTGGATTTCTCCTTTTATTGTTGGGTCAATATTCTTTTTATTGTCTATTTAGTTTTTTACAAACTTGATGATAAATAACCCGCTGGTGGCTCCCACATGTCTCCATCTTCCACTTCCATCTCTCTACGCAGTCCGTCTTCAATAAAACCGAACGGCAGCATACTTTCTTCTCCCAAAATGTTCTGTTCTTCTAGCATAATCTTACGAATGTCAATTCTTGTTTCGTCTTTGAAGAAAGTCTGTGCTGTCAGCCAAGCATAAAGCACTAAACCCATTACGATATCGTCATTGTTACCTTCTTCGGCTGCATAGGTATCTCTTGTACGAACAAAAGTATTCAGTTCTGCGATGGTATCAAAGTCGTTGATAATGAGTTTGTCGTTCTCAATCAGCGTTTTCAAGTTAGCACAACCAATTTTCTTGACTGATTTGGTCGTCTTTACACCAAAAGCAACTGAGCGTTTGAAACCAGCGGAGATGCTCTGACCTTTGATGTGATGATGTTCTAACTTATAGATGTTCTCGTATTCTAAGTCATAATGCAGAATATCTACCACTTGCTGACCCACATTGTTGGTTTCAATTAGCACATAAGCCTGATTGTAACGGTTTGCTAAAGCATAAATTGCTGTAGGTAAGAACAATAGCGGCAATTTATTGTTGCGGTATCGTGCAACTTGTTTATACGGTGCTTCTGTAGCATCCAAAACATTGATGGTGTGATAGTCCATACCAACACCCTCTGAACAATCCACTGTAGCAATGTATATTCTACCTGGTCGTGGGTCTTCATACACAAACAAGTGGCCATCGTCTTCAATACGCATTGGATCATAGAACGCCAATGAGCGCAATTTAGAACCAGAAATCAATGTTGCTGAAGAACCAATAAATTCTGTCTCAAACTCTTGACGGAATTGTTCTTCAGAAGTATTTCGTATCGTTTCTTCTTTCCACTTTTCATCACGACCTGGCACCATTGACCAGTGGATTTCTAGTGTTTTGTAAGTTGAACGTTTTTCAATCGCATCTGTCCACATCTTATAGAACAGATTCAAGCCGTTTGGCGTAGAAACAATAATTACTTTAGATGTCTTACCAGATGAAATAACAGGGTAAGTAGAAGTAAAAAAGTCTACTGCCATGTTGTGCGGCACAAATGCGAATTCATCAAGGAAGATTAGATTGTATGAACCACCTCGGACACCTGCTGCTGATGTTGCATACGCATAAATCTTTGAACCGTTCTCTAATTCAATTGATCGTTTATTCCAGTTGATGATACCTTGCTGAAGCCACATGGGTAAATACTCATAGGCTTTCTGTATCTTGGCTAGAATGTCTTGTGCAAGTTGAAGTTTGTTGGCAAGAATACCAATAACAAATTCTTCGTTGAACAGTGCAGACCACAGCATGTAACCAACAGTCGTGGTTGTTTTACCAACCTGTCGTGGCATCTTTGCAATGACAAAACGATTGTTATGAAATTGATTGACCATTTCTTCCTGAAATGGCCACATCTCAAAAGGAACAAGACCTTTATCTACGTTGACAATCTTAACGTAGGTACGAATAAAATACACCGGATCTTCGGTGCATTTTACAATCTCTTTTAGTTGCTCTTCAGTGTAGGATATTTCAACACCGACTCGTTTGAGCCGTGCATTACCAAGGTACCCGTCATCCATAATTTATCGTGTAAAACTCTTCAGCATCCAACCATGTTTTTGATGAGCATCTAAAATGTCTTGTAAGAAGTTACCTACAGCAGGTTCGTCAGCAGCGTCAGCAATTGCAATACCAGCACGTAGTTCCATAATGAACTTATCATTATCGGCAGCAAGTTCGGACATCATGATAAGCGGTGAAGGAATAGCAACGATGTCTTGCACCTTTGATAGTTCCATCATTCTTGCCAAAGTTGTAGGAGCATATGAATTTAAAGCACGAATGTGTTCGGCAATCGGATCGGTCTGATCAAACACTGCTTCATAAAAGTCTCCTAAGAAACCATGATACTGTGCAAAGTCAGGACCTTCTACATTCCAATGGAAGGTGTGTGCTTTGAAGTACAAACCAAAGTTTGTACCCAAAATAACCTTCATCTGTTCGATTAGTTGTTCCATAATTTTATTTATTTCCTTTAATCATTTTGAGTAATTCGTTGGTGGAGCCAACAAACACTGCTTTATCTATGTTGACTCCTTTTGCGGATTCAGATTGGGGTGCAAGCTCTCTTTTCCGTTTCTGAAGTTCCAACAAATCTTTGTTCATCTCAGCCAGATTTTTCATCATTGTGGCTAAGACTTCATATGCTCTTGGTGACTCTGATTGATTTGCAACTGATGCCAGTTCAGTTAATGCTCTATTGCCATTGTCAATTAATGAACGCATGTTTGTGCGGGCAAATTCAGCATCGGCATCAATTTGATTAGCGTTGTCATTTACGGCAACAGGCAAAGTTTCAATGAATTTCTCTTCAATGGGTTCCACATCAAAGATTTCAGATAAGTTTTTGTTTAGTTTTTTCATGATAAAGTATCAGGCCATTCTCTAATTGTTTCAATGAATCCAAAATCAGAAGGCGGTGCGGCAGTTGTTGGATTAGGTTCAACTATTACAGCAGCAGCATTAATTGAAGTGCTGTCTAATGTGGATACATTGTATCTTGCACCAGAGTAATCACCTGTAAGTGTGTATCCTGGTTTAATGTATTCATTGCCTCCAGTAATTACAAGTGTACCGAGTGAAGTGTTACTGAAGTATTCTACCGTACCAAAGAATCCATTTGCACTGTCACGAATCGTTTCACCGGTAGTAAACACATTGTTACCATTTGCATAGTCAACATAGACCTTCTGTATTTGTTTAGATGTGAGGTCAATGTTGATGTTTGTGTTGGCTTGATTAATAAGTTTGCCAGTTTTAACTGGTGGCCAAATGAAACTCTTAGCAGTGAATGTTAAGTCCCAAATAATGATTCTTGTTGTGCCGTCACCCATGCCACCTTCATACTCAACGGTAGATGCGACAGAATTCAATATGATAGGCACCGTATACTTCTGTCCCATTTGAGGAATAAAATCTACTACAACACTAAAATCTGGTGTGAAGAATGGTAAAATTTGTTCCAGTATTTGTGTGCCGTCTTCTGTATTACGAACATAGATAGACAAACTAAATTCATAGTTGTATGGCACAGGCAAATACTGTGTTGCAACACCGGTGTTTGTAACAGCAGCAAAATTTTGTAATGTAGAAATCTGTTTGCGACTTGCATCATACTCAAGACTGTCAAGATTAAATGACATTCTTGGTATAACAGAGTTAACCGACTTAACTAAATTTGGATCAGAAGTAATCTGTGTCAGATATCTTTCTTTTGGTCCATAAGACAATGGTACTTTAAGTTTTTCTTTTGGATTACCTGCTTGTGTGTAACGAACAATCTCAAGGTCGTTAAACATTGTACCAAACACAACGACCATCTTACGAATGGTGCGGTGATAAAATTGTGCATTACCTAACATTACGGTTCTCCAAACGGATTAACTTCCGTAAAGTCAATGATACCATCACTTGCTGCTTCAATACGAGCGTTGTCAATGATGTCTTCAAATGGTGTATTTTGTGTTGGTGCATCAGACGCTAGTGTTACTGTCCACTGTGCGCTGCTTGTGTTACCGTGTACGTTCGCTGATGATGTGAAATCACCTTGCATACGGTAGACATCAATATATGCATTTGGTTGAAAGTCATAAACTAATGCTTGTGCTGTAGAAGTTGATAGTGATGAACCTTGATATACAATTTCATCATTTAAGAATTTACCTGAACCTGAACCTAATGAGATACGAAGTTTGGGATAGTAATTACGAATGTTTCCATCAATTTCATCAATACCAGTTTCAATGATCTCACTTGAGAAATAAAACTGTTTCATTTTCAAAGCATACACATACACATTACCACCACGACCACGACCTAATGTATAAAACATTGCTTGATCGTTCTCTGATTCTACACTAGTAATCTCAAAGAAACTTGTGGTCATTGGTATATAAATCAAATCACCTTCAAGAGGTCTTGTCAGACCATTGACTGCATATCTAAATCTCAGTCGTGAGACAAGCAATGTTGCTTCGTCACGAATCTCTAAACCAAACTTAGATATAAAGTCTTGATCACCATCAAAACCATTTACATTTTCCAAATACATTTCAATTGGATGTGCAGTGCGATATTCTTTGAGAACATCTTCACCAAACAGATAGTCTACTTGATCACGTGTTGTGCGTGGTAGATAATAAACATCCAAGCCATAAATCTTGAGTGCTTCAATAACAAGATTTTCAACCAATAGTTGTTCAGGGGTGATGACATTGCCACCACCCAACTTTGACGGGAAATTATTGAAATAAAAATTAGTAGTCATTAGCCTGTAAAGATTTCTGACGGCAGTGAACCCATCATGTAAATCTGTTCTTCCATTTCTTTAATTTCTTCCGACGCTTCATCGTAAATCTTTTGACCATTCAGTGTCACACCACCAGGCATTTGAATGCCTTCAAACTTTTTGAGGTTGTTGCCCCATTGTTGTTTGATTTTTGCTGTGGCTAACTGCTTCAGAAAACGGTCATTCCATACATCAGTTGTGCCTTCAATTTGAATAGCCGAATTATTGTGTGTTGTTGATGGCGGACCAATCAGTGTTAGGCTTGTTGGTGACTCAATATTGCCAACTTGTTTTGACTCTCCACCAATTGTAATGAAATCAAACGGCACGATTTCTTGGTCAAACTTTGTGCCGTAACCAATTATTGTGTTTGATGATGGTGAACCCGTTACTGTACCCGTCAATACAACCGTTTCAGGCTGAACTGTACGATAGCACTCAACTACAACCCAATCACCAGGTTGTACATCCCTAGTCCAATCAATATCTAAGAACACTTTATTTTGATGACGGTTAAATCTGAATTGAGGTGTACCAGAAAATAATAAGTTCAGTGTGCGTAAATGCTGCATCGTGATTTCATATGACACATATGATACAGATGTAAAGTCGTAAAGATCGTGCAGACGCAACTGATAACGCAAGTCAAACATGTTGATTGATGCGTTTGATTGGTCAAACGGAAAAATACCTGTGACAAACTGTACCGCATCTGGACAATAAATCCATTTGCGATTAATATCTTCTTGTGTAATCTGATGCTTCATGAACAGTTTTTCTGTTCCATCGTAATGATAGTCACGCCAAAAACCGAGTGCGTCATCAATACGATCATCAACTTGATCATCATCTACGTTAATTTCAATGACTGGCCAACCAAGTCGGCGTAAGCAGTAGTCTTTGAACTGTTGTCTTGTGTTTATAGTTGCCATAGTTGTTTATTTATTCTAAGTCCATTTGAGAATGACTACACCTGAACCACCAGCACCACCGGCACCACCAGAATACAGCCATCCGCCGCCTCCACCACCACCGGAGTTGGTATTTGCTGCGGCTGCCGCATTTGTAGCACCAGCACTACCGCCTTGAGAAGCAGTTCCTCCACTGTTTCCGCTACCACCACCGCCACCACCGGCATATCCAATACTCGAACCAGAAAGTGTTGAAAATAATCCTACACCACCAGTGCCACCGCCTCCACCAACTGCACCATTCTGTCCTGCTCCTCCTGCACCACCGCCGCCACCGCCAGCATCATTAGCACCATTTCCGCCGCTGTTTCCTTGACCTGGTGTTCCAGGTGCGCCGGCTATTAGACCTGCCGGTTGTCCAGGATAAGAAGTGCCTCCTCCACCAGAACCACCACTTCTTGCAAATGTGCCACTGCTTGGAGCACCAGTAGCACCACCACCTCCACCGGTTGCCCACAAACTAGACACTGGTGATGTGCTAAAAACGCCTGAATTTGATCCATTTGTTCCCGCTACTTGTGATGGACCACCTCCACCACCACCTCCAACGACAACTGTATAAACTTGTCCCGGAGATACTGCTAAATTTGTGCCTGTAAGAAATCCACCAGCACCACCGCCACCTGCAACAGAACCTCCACCTCCACCACCGCCAGCGACGATTAGGTATTCAAGACTTGTTGTGCCTGTTGGTACTGTCCATGTTGTGGTGTTAGAGAAAACAGTAAATTTATTTTGTAAAGCCGATACTCTAATAACAGCAAAACCTGAGCCACCAGCACCACCAGCAGTTCCAGGTTCACCAGTATATCCACCACCACCGCCACCACCACCACGATTAGATACAGCAACACCTCCAGTTGCCGCCGATGGAGAATTTACGCCATTTGCACCGCCACAAATAAAATGTCCAAATGGTGTGTTTGTTGGATTTAAATATGCACCACCGCCACCACCACCGGCATAACCAACATTAGCACCAGTAATTGATGAGAAAATTCCTATGCCACCATTTGAGGATGTTCCTGACGGGCTGCCAAAGCCAGCACCACCGCCACCACCTCCTCCACCAGAACGATCAGTGCCACCACCAACCGCACTTCCACCGGCACCACCATCGAATCCTTGACCTGGTGTGCCTCTTCCTCCTGGCGTTGAATTATTTAAACCTCTGCCATTACCACCACCAGAACCACCGGATTGTCCATATCCACTGTCTGTTGCAGCACCTCCCCCACCACCTATTGCAGTCAAAAGAACAGAAGAAGTTACTGTGTTTCCAGCAGAAAGAACTGTGTTTACTCCATTACTACCGACACCAGGAGCACCCGCCGTGCCACCTCCACCAATCTGAATTGTGTAAAGTTGTTCGGGTGCTACTACATAACCTGTACCTTGCAATAAACCGCCAGCACCACCGCCACCACCAATACGACCACCACCACCTCCACCTCCAGCAATTAATAGATAGTCAATATTAGTAACGCCGGGGGGTATTACTAATTGACCAGTGTTTGCAAATACATATACACCATTGACACCTGCGGTTTCTGTATAGCGAATGATGATGATGCCGGACCCACCTGCCCCACCTGCCGCTGTGTAAGCTCCGCCGCCACCGCCACCGCCAGTATTTGCTGTGCCACTTTGCACTGGCGGCGCACCGGGATAATTACCCCCACCATTACCACCACCACCAATACCACCGCCACCTACAGTGCCGTTTGTGTATACACCTCCACCACCGCCGCCACCATATGCTACATTGGCACCAGATATAGTAGAGTATATTCCCGCACCACCTGCTGCACCAAAAGCACCATTTGCTTTCCCGTTTTGACCAGTGTTAGCAGCACCACCGCCGCCACCATGACCATAATTTGGTGTACCGCTTACACCAGAACCACCAGCACCTCCATTGTTTCCTTGTCCTGGAGTACCTAGTCCCCCAGGTGCATTAAAAGCAGGGTCAGAATTTGCGCCACCACCACCAGAGCCACCCGAAAACCCAGGTTGTCCAGCATATGGATTGCCATTTCTTGTTCCACCGCCACCACCACCTATCGCTGTTAGTGAACCGAATACTGAGTTGGAGCCGTTGCTTCCGTTTATACCATTATCGGAACTGGTAGCGGCAGCACCTCCACCACCTATTGTAATTGTGTATGATTGACCCGGCGTTACAGAAAAACCGATGCCTTGTAAAACTCCACCGGCACCACCGCCACCACCAAAAGAACCACCACCTCCACCACCGGCGACTAAAAGATAATCAACAGATGTCACACCCGAAGGTGCTACCCATGTTGTTGCTTGAGTGAATATTCTTGTGACTGTATATGAAACTATGGCAGCACTAGCAGAGATGCCTCTGCCAAGAATCCCAGGTAAAGAACCAACCGCAAAAGTTGACAACAAAGGCATTACATTCCACCGAATAAAAACGCATCGTCAAAAATGTCGGGTGGTGAAACGATGTTGTTTGCGCTAACGGCGTTATTTGCAATCAAATTGCCTGTAACTGCACGAACTTGTATTATTCCAGTTTCAACTTTTTGTATCATTTTACACCTTAGGGGTTTTGATTTAACGCTCTTTGAAAATTACTATTTGCCGCTAATACTGTGTAAACATTTGCTGCCGTTTTTAAAATATTAAATGAATATATGTCAATGGATTCTTGTTGTGTAGTAGAAAAACCAGGAGCTGAATTTCCTGCCCACCAAGGATTTTGTAAAGTACCATCAACATAAACATTGGCACGATATCTCGTTGCACCATGCTTCAATAAAATTGCCGCAGTAATTGTTTGTCCAATAGTCAACTGTGAATCAAGAGTATTTTGTGTGTTCGCTCTAAAATTAAAAGTTACATTTGCTGTTGTGTTTGAAGAAAAGAAATAAACAGTATTGTTTTCTAAATCAATGTTTACATTACCACCAACAGCAACGGAGTATACATTTGCAGATTCAAGAACTTGACTCAAAGATATGTGAAGGTTTGCAGCAAGAGTGTTGCCTGCAATTTGACCTGCTACAATATTGTTTGCACGAACGGCATTACCTGCAATTTTGTTTCCAATAATTGCACCATCTGCAATACGACCTGATTCTACTTTTTGATCTGACATTTAATTAACCAAATCCATATGATGTTCTTGATCCTAAAACTGAAAACGCATTGGATCCTGTTTTAATTGATGTGAAGGTATAAACATCTAATTGTTGATTCGTAAGTGATGCTGCATAAGTCGGTCTAGTGTTACCACTCCATCTTGTATTGCCTGATTGATAAACACCATCAATTGCCAAATTGGCCAAGAACTGTGTGGAGCCTTGTGTCAATATGAATGCTGTAGTAATTGATTGACCGTTTGCCATAAAACTATTTAAAGTAGTTTCTGGACTTACCCGAATATTAAAAGTAACATTATCAGCAACATTACTGGTTACATAATAAACTGAATTGTCATCAAGTGATACATTTACATTACCGCTTGTTGAACTTGAAATCAAATTAGCATTTTCCAATAAACGATTTACTGGAGCAAGTTTTACAGAAGCAATCGTGTTATTAGCAACCAAATTACCCGTAATTGTACCAACGGCTATTTTGGCTCCAGTAACCGAAGTATTGGCAAATCTATTAGTGTTTATTCTTTGCGTCATTTTATTTCATTTTTTGTTTATTTAGAGTTAGCCACCAAATACAATTGACATTGCAATTGCTTTACCTGTTGTCGCCGCAGACTGAATCGATGTATTAAGTGATGTACTCAATTTTTGTGAAGTTATGCTGCCATCTGGAATAACAAATGCGTTTGCCGTTGTGTACATAGTGGCAACACGCACCAATTCACCATTAGCAGGAATTTCATCTAATGTAATTGTCTGTAAAGCGGTATTTACAGTATAATCATTTATAGACTGGACAATACCGTCAATTGTTACAATAAGTGTTTCACGGGCCTGAGGATTAAATCCTAAGTTAAATGTAGCAGTTGTACCAGTTGATATTGTTTCAAATACAGATACAGAGACATTTGAACTTACATATTGAATATAATAAGGATTAATTTTTTCAAAGCCAACAATTCGAATGTTTTCATTATTACCTGGCGCAGTGACAAATGTAACTGTGTTTGTTGATGGAGTTACGGTATACGCAGTTTCGGGTTGTAAAATACCACCAATAGAAACAAAAATGGCTTTGTTTGATTCCGGTCTAAATCCAATACTAAATGCTTGAGTTGAACCATCACCAACAGCACTGTATGTTGATACTACAGCACCAGCAGAATTCGCAATGTCTAAGAAATAAGGTACTACATTATTAAATCCTGCCACACGAATGGATTGACCAGCAGGTGGAGGTTCATTAAATGAAATGGAATTATTTGAACGAGTTACAATATAATCCACAAGTTCAGTTTGAACAATACCACCAATTGAAACAATCACCGCACTGTTAGATGCAGGTGTAAATCCTAAAGCGTAAGTAGAAACAGCACCATTTGATGTTGTGTTAAATGTTGTGACTTCAGCATTAGCACCCGTATTTGCTTTGTCAAATGCAGCATTTGCTTGAATAAAGGCAGCATTTGCTTGACCACGAACCCAAGGATCGGATGCATTATTCGCCGCATTGAATGCCGCATTCGCATGAACATATGATGAATTGGCGTGAATGAAACCACTGTTGGCATGATTAAACGCCGACTGTGCATGAAGAATACCAGCATTTGCTTGTATAAACGCAGAATTTGCAGTGTTAAATGCTGGTTGTACTTGTGGTGCTACATTATTTGCTGAAGCAAACGCCGCATTCGCATGGTCAAATGCTGCATTGGCCTGTGACGAAGTTGCATTCGCTACAATGAATGATGCATTCGCTTGATTGTATGATGCATTCGCTTGAATGAATCCACTATTTGCATGGAAGAATGCAGAGTTTGCCTGCACAAATCCAGAATTTGCATGATCAAAACCAGCATTCGCTTGAATCGTCGTAGCATTCGCAACGATAAATGCCGCATTTGCACGGTTACTTGCCGTTACTGCTTTATCGTCAGCAGTGTTAGCAGCATCAAATCCAGCATTTGCGTGATGAAAGGCTGACTGTGCATGAAGTATGCCAGCATTGGCTTGTATGAATGCTGCATTGGCGGTATGAAACGCCGGCTGAACTTGCGGTGCTACATTATTAGCAGCAGCAAACGCAGCATTCGCATGGGCGTATGCACCATTAGCGTATACACCAGCAGACGAAGCATTTGCATCAGCGTTGTTTGCTGTGATAAATGACGCATTGGCTTGAATGAATGCCGCATTGGCGGTATTAAACGCCGGTTGTACCTGTGG